TCATGACGAGCTAAGCCGAAGGGGATCTTGCCGATCAGAGCCCCGACGCCGACAACCAATTGATCGGCTACGCACGTAGAGGCCCTCGCCGAAGCTTCTCGGGACGCGGGTGCAATTCCCGCCGCCTCCACTACTTACGTCGATTGCCTCCTGGCGACAACCGACGACAGCAGACGACGAAACCCCTGAGAAATCAGGGGTTTTTTCGTTTCCCGGCTTGTCGCCCTCCGACGGGTCGGTGCCACCCGGCGACGCCTCGCGACGGGAGACGCCGCCCGAAACCCGACGCATTTCCGACAGTTCAACGGATGCGTATGCGTCCGGGGCGGCCAGGTTGCCCAGCGCCGCCGCCCGGTCCTCCAGGCCGATGTGGGTGTACTTCGCCGTCTGGCGGATGTCGGCGTGGCGGGCCAGCTCCTTCGCCTCCATGATCGACGCGCCCGACCGGACCAGCCCCGTGATGTGCGAGTGCCGCCCGGCGGCGTGGAAGTCGGCCAGGCCCTCGTGCGTCTCGTAGGGGATGCCCGCCCGCTCCAGGTCCTTCTGGACCATCGTGTAGGTCTTCTTGCGGGCCAGGCCGGGGAACAGCGGCGCGTCCGGGTCCATGCCGGCCGTCCACTCCCTCACCCATGCGACCAGATCCGGGTGCATCGGCAGCACGTCCTTGCGCCGGTGCTTGGAGCAGGCGGCCTCGACCGTCAGGGTGGGCTGGGCGTCGTCGAGCTTGAACGAGCGGGGGGTGAGGCTGGCCAGCTCCAGCCGCCGCAGGCCGGTCAGGAAGCTGGTCAGGTAGACGCGGGCCCGCAGCTCGCCGGGGTAGCCCTGCACCTCCTTGCCGGATTCCCGTGCCGCCCGGACCAGGCGCGACACCTCGTCGCGCGTGAGCGCCCGCCGCTTGTGGCGCACGTCGGTCTCGGCGTTGAGCCGGTCGATCCCGGCGACCGGGTTCGACGACAGCCGCTTGGAGGCGACCAGCCACTTGCCGAATTCGTCGACCGCCTGTAGGTAGTGGTTGTACGTCCGGGCCCCCAGGTCTTCGGCACGGCGGATTTCCTTGAGCGCCTCCTCGACCTCCTCCGCCTCCAGCTCGCCGATCGTCGCCGCGCCGGAGGCCTCGACCAGGCGGCGCACCCGCGTCATCGTCAGCCGCCGGTGCTTGGGGGTGGTGTCGTCGAGCGAGCGCTCGAAGGCCGCCAGATGGTCGGCGATCGGCGACTGCTTGACCGCCAGCAGCCGCTCCTGCGCCGGGTCGATCATCCCCCGCTTGCGGAGCATGACCTCGTTCTCCAGCTTGGCCGCCAGCTGCTCGGTCAGGCCCTTGTCGGTGAAGCCCTTGGCGTAGGCCCGCCTCCCCTCGTGGTCGAGGTACTCGATCATCCAGGGCCGGTTCTTCTTCCCCTTGTCCGACGACCGCTTGTAGATCGAGGCCATTTCGGCGGCTCCAATGGGATGGTGGCGATCGGTTCAGTGTACCGGCGGTAGGCAAAGCGCGCCAGATGGCGTCTTCTACACGGGCAGCACTTTCTTGCCCTGCTTCGAGAACAGATTCTTGCCGGCTTGCTTGATGAGCCGAGCCTTTATGTCCTTAGCGCACGCGGAATAAGCGAACTCTCCGTGATCGTCGTGATGGCCCATAAGAAGCTTCTCCAGCCAGTCCAGCGGGATCGCTTCACAGAAGGCCGTCGCGCCGGCGTCCATCGCTATCGGAACGGTGATCTCCACCGCCGTCTTAGCTGCGATCTCGCTGATCTTTTCGATGCTCATGCCGCCTCGCTTTCCGGCCAGTGGAACGGCCTGCCGTCGCGGCGGACGATCTCCACCCCGTCGTAATGCCGGAGGTCGGAGATGCAGACGGCGCAGACGTGCCGCATGAGTTCGCCGTCCGGGATGACCTGGAAGATCACGCCGCCGGCGAGGACGTGGTCGCCCACGCGAGGCTCCAGCAGGTGCAGGCTTGCTGAGTGGACGAAGAAGCGGCTGGTCGGCGTCAACTTGACCTCGCCCTTCATGATCCGATCCCAGTCCATCGCCACCACAGTTTCCAACTCCCGGCAGCCGGGAAACTGCAGCTGGAACCGCATCTCGAAACCGGCCTGCATCGTGTAGGCGTGATACCACATTCGGTAGAAATGGCGCTTCTCGCTCATGCCGCCCTCCCGGCCAGGAAGGCGTCGACGTTCATGCGGTGGACGTTGAATTCCAGCACCCACACCCAGGGGTTCGCGTCCCACGAACCCTCGCCGTAGAGGAAATCCCAGAGCATCGTGAAGGCGGGCCGGATTTCGTCGGGAGCGAGCGGCGTGTCGTAAAGTCCGGACCAAGCTCCTTCGGCGATCGCATCCGCCTCGCTGATCTCCTGCAGCCGCTCGACGCGGACGCCGGTGATTTCCAGCGTCAGTCGGCTGTACTCGCGGGGCATGTCGATCGCGGACTCCCACCGGCCCGCCCACTCCGGCGGGAACCAGGTAGCGTCGGATAGATAGCCCGGGCCTTCGCGATTGGGCTGCGGCACCCAAGCTTCGCGAACCCAGAGCAGGTCGCCGTCCTGGCCGTAGGGGGCCCTCTTCGCTAGCGAATGGCCCGGCATCACTGGGACGCGGCTTATTCCCTCACTCCAGGCGGCCCCGTGCAGCCTCCAGAACTTGTCGGGAAGAAGAACGGGCTGCGGCTCGATGATCCGCCGCGTTTGCGTCTTGCGGCCTTCGAGCAGGGCGCGGACCATGGGCGCGGTGAACGGGATCGGGAGGGCCTTCATTGGGCACCCCCGGCCAGCTCTGAGTGGACCGCCCTGATGTTTTCGAGCGCCGGCCTCATGTCGATCGCATTCCCCGAGCGGATCGTCGTCTCCGCCCACTCGATGGCCCCGCGGAGCTTGAATAAGGCGAAGCCGCGGTGGTCTTTCAGGATCGCCTGACAGCGATCGATTTCCTTCGATAGTTCGTGGGAGAGGGTTAACGCCCCGCGGCGTTCCGGCGCCTCGTCCTCGAATGCGTCGTCTCCGATATTGTTGTTTGATTTCATGATCAACCTCGGTCCATCCGTTCGGTGCTGCGGACGCCGGGGGTTTGCTGACGCCGAGGCGCCCGCAGCACGGAAGGGATGGCTTGTGAGATTGGATACGACGTCAGCATTCGCCGAGGCTGGCACGGATCGATCGTTCGCGCAAGTCATTTTTCCGCCGGGCATCCCCGGTCGATCCAGCCCCGGATTTCCTCGGCCCGCCAGCGGGTCGACCGGCCGACGCGCATCGGCTTCGGCACCTTGCCGGCCGAGAGCAGCCGCCAGAGCGTGCGCTCGGAGACGTCCAGCCAGCGGGCGAACTCCTCGGCGTCGATCAGAAGTCTTCGTTCAGCAGCTTCCACGGCCCTCCCCCCATCGCCAGCGCGGCCGCCGTCAGGCTCGCGCGGAACTGGCTGCGCGACGAGCAGTGGCAGATGTCGTCCCGGCGGACCAGGGCGACGGTGTAATAGCCTTCCTCGGACCGCGCGGCGCGGTATTCGTAGCCGGCGGCCTCCGCCGCCTCGCGCAGCCCGGCGAGGCGCTCCAGGTCGACGCGGTGCTCCAGCTCGCCGACCGGCCGCGGGCCGAGGTCGGACGACGAGATCCAGCCCCGCCCGGCCGCGATCCGCGTCAGCTCCGCGTCGGAGTGCAGGGCCAGCATCGCCCGCGCCAGCAGGCGCCGGGCGCGGCGGCCGGACAGGCGGTTCCAGGCCCACGCCAGGGCGGCGGACGCGGCGAAGACCGCGCCGACGGCGGCCGCCGTGAAGGCCAGGCCGATCGGCCAGCCCCTCGACCCGATCTCCAGCAAGAAGTCTCTCAGCACGTTCGATCCTCCTTCTTTCGGGACGCGAGCGCCTCAAGGCCCTCGCGGATGATGGAATAGAACTCCCGGTCGGCGTCGCCCCACTCCTCCTCGCGCAGGCAGGCCTGCACGACTCGGCGGCAGCGGCGGGCCATCCGGATCGACGCCTCATGGACGGCCGGGTCGGCCGGCCGGTTGTGAAGCGGGTGCATCGCGGATCAGCTCCAAAATCTTGAAGGTGGCGAAGCCCACGAGCAGCGCCTTGGGCTCGCCGCCCTGCAGGCGGTTCACCAGCTCGATCGCGAGCCTGAGCGCGGCGTCGTACTGCGGCGATTCGGACTCGGTCATGGTTCACCCCTGGGTCGGGCCCTTCTGGCGGCGGCCGTCCTGGCGCGCCGGCGGCGGGACGTGCGCCCGGCGGCGGTCCAGCTCCGGGTTGCCCTCGCGTCCGGCCGCCTGCGCCGGCGCGCCCTCGTCGGGCTTCTGCGCGGCGGACGCGGCGGTCAGGTTCGTGTACTGCAGGTTGGCGCCCCGGAGGTTGGTCCCCTCCACGAGGGCGCCGTGCATCTGCGCGTTGGTGAAGTCCGCCAGCTCGCAGTTGGCCCGGCTCAGGTCCGCGCCCCGGAGGTCGGCGTTGCGGAGCTTGGCCCCGCTCAGGTCCGCGTGGCGGAGGTCGGCCGCCCGCATGTCGGCGAACTGCAGGTCCGCGCCGGCGAGGTTGGCGTAGCGCAGGTCCGCCGCCCGGAGGTCGGCCTTCGCCCCCTCCCGCGTCGACGGGTTCCGCAGCCATTCGCTGTGGCCCTGCAGCGTCTTGGCGAGGTGTTTCTCGGTCATGTTCGGCCTCCTTGGAGGGTTGCCGGGCGGCGGGGAGTCGCCGCCCGGCGCGGGCCTCGGTCACTTCTTGATCGCCGCCTTGCCGACGAAGAAGGCGGCCTTGCCGAGCGCCCCCAGCCCCTTGCGGGTGGCGGCGCAGCGACGCTCCTCCAAGTCCATCAATTTGTCGAGCACGGGGTGCTTGTCGCGAAGCGTACCGAGCCAGGCCCAGAGGACCGTGGACGTCAAAAGCAGCAGGCCGATCGCTCCCAGGAGTTCCATGGTTCACTTCCCTTTCTTGGCGAGGCGCTTGAGGGCCTCGGCCGCCTTGGCGGCGTTTTCGGGGTCGGAGAAATGCGCCTCGACCTTCTCCCCGCACTTGGCGGCGAAGATCGAGATCGCGACGGCGGTCGCTACGATCAGGAAGAGGATCAGCTGGCCGAACGCTTGCATGTCGACTCTCCCGGAGCCTGGGCCCCTCGCCCCCTCAGGCCGAGCCGGACGCCGAGCCCGACGCAGGCCCGCTCCACGCGCGGCTCGACGTGTCGCTTCAGCCAGGGGGCCGCGTGGCGGTCGAACAATTGATCGAGCTGGAGGAAGAGGAGCAGGAGGGCGAGCGTCCGATAGCCGAACCCCTCCGCGATCCACGCGTCGACCTGGTAGAGCAGCTGGATCATGGGTCGCTCCATTTGGAAGGGCGCGGGCGGCGACGCGCCGCCCGCGCGGTTTTTTGGTTACTGCCGGAGGCCCTGCCGCTGCCGCTGGGCCTGGTCCTGCTGGGGCGGCTTCACGTAGGCCTGCCGCTGCTCCAGCCCCTTGGTCGACTGCGCCTGGGCCTCGGTCTCCTGGGCCTGGATCCCGGCCTCGGCCTGCTGGGGCGCCGCCTGCTGCTGGGCCTGCGCCTCCTGTTCCTGCGCCTGATTCTGCGTCTGCATCGGTTCCATCTCCGGATTCGGCCTGACGTGCCCGTAGGCCACGTAGGCGTTCCCGGTGTAGAGCGCGGCGGCCAGTTCCGCCGCGCCGTGGCCCGCGCGAACGTAGAGTTCGCCGAGCGTGTCGTAGACCCCGCGCACGATCGCGGAGGCCCGCTTCCTCTCGCCGCCGTCGGCGGCCCGCGGTTTCACCATTGCGCGACCCTCTCTCAAGTGGTAATGTGTGGATCGCAGAGGACGAATGCATTGGACAGCTCGCCCCGCCGGAGACGGCGGGGCTCTTTTTTCACCCCCACCTCCGATCGCGGGCCATCCCCGCCTCGATCCGCGCGTCGGCGACCGCCTCGTCGCGGGCGCGCTGCGCGTCGATCGCCATCGCCGTCTCGGCCGTCAGGCAGGCCCCGCCCGCCATCAGGAAGCAGCCGAGCGGTTCCGTGAGCTGCAGGACGGCGCCGCCCGCGAGCAGCAGGAGGATGGGCTCCACCTTGTGCTTGGCGGTCCGCTCGTCGAACCAGCGTGTGAGGAGATAGGGCGTGCCGTTGTAGCTCGAATGCACGCCGGGCAGCGGCCGGGACCGCCGCCGCAGGCACTGCAGGCCGCGCACGGCCGTCATGCCCAGGAACAGGTAATAAATCGCGAACATCGGGCGGGGATCGGCGTCCGGCCACATGCCCGTCCAGAGCACGGTCGCGATCAGCGAGATCAGCACCGGGCCGCCCTTGAAATAGCGCGAGCCGTGCGAGTGGTGGAGGATCACCTGGAACGGCGTGGTCATCGCGAAGACGGCCAGCAGGAACAGGCCGGCCGAGAACCGAAAGCTCTCGGCGAGGCCGAAGCCCTCGTGCTCCTTGTAACCTTGGTCTTGCATGGATTCCTCCGGGGCCGGCGCGCACGGGGGGCGCCCGGCGCGCTCGGCGTCGTCTGGATGGAACGGGGTCGAGGGGCGGGGTCAGGCGGCGGTCAGACGTCCCACTGGGGCATCTTGACCAGCAGGTAATGCAGGCCGTTGCTGAAGGTGCGGCCGCCCGAGAACAGGACGGCCTCGGCGTAGCCGTGGGCGCCGCCGGTGCGGAGCCGGGCGAACTCGGCGGGCTCGACGGCGGCCCGCCGCTCCTCGCGCCAGTTCAGGTTCTGTCGCTGGTCCTTCTCCCTGCCGAACAGGGCGAAGGGGTCGTAGTCCCAGTCCTGCCCGCCGCCGGTCGCCACGTCGTACGCCTCCCCGGCCATGAAGCTGGCCAGCTCCGCGGTGGGCTTGTCGTCGACGGAGAAGAACCACTTGTTGCGGAAGTTGCCGACCAGAGAGTTCACCTCGTCCGGGTCGCCGAACGTCCGCAGGAGGTTCGACACGTTCTGGGTCATCGCCAGCATGGCGACCCGGCTGGACCGGGCGACGCAGGCGAACTGCTGGTCGTTGCCGCTCATCAGCTCCTGGCACTCGTCCATGACGAGTAGGCAGGGGCGATCGGGCCGGACGCGGCGCTGGGCCGCCTTCTGGATCGCGTACTTGATCAGCACCTGGGCCATCGACGACGCGAACCCGTACTTGTGGGTCGGCATGTCGATCAGCAGCCAGTCGCCCTTCTCGAACGCGTCCTCGGGCCTCCAGGTCGTCGTCGTGCAGAACAGCTCGCGGAGCGGGCTGCGGCTGAACGGGTCGAGCACGCTGGTGATCGTGGCGCGGACGCTGGAGCCGGTCTCGCCGGCCAGCGACGCGTACTCCCCGAAGAAGAAGCCCCGCGCCTGCTCGTAGTCCTTGCGCTTCTCCTCGGGCAGGCCCCGCGCCCGGTCGTCGGCCGCCTGGAAGTAGTAGGCGCTGCGGGACTCGTCGCGCCACTTCCGGTCGTCGGCCTGGTCCGGCGTCTGGGGGGCGCCGGTGATCACGTCGAGGATCGCGGAGAGCGACATGCGCTCGCCGCTCGCGGACACCACGTCCACCGCCGAGGCGACCGTCCGGCGGGAATAGCGGTTGAAGAATTGGTTCCCCTTGTCGCCCTTTCCCCCCCGCTTGTCCGCCAGGTCGACGATCTCCATGATCGCGTCGGTCACCGACGACGAGTCGCCGCCGCCCGAGGCGTGGAGGTATTCGACGAAGTTGAACCGCTCCGGGCGGCCGGGCCCGAGCACGCGCAAGCCTTCCGGCTCCTGGTCCACGTCTCATTTCTCTTTCGCCCCCCGGTAAAGCCTGCGGTAGTAGTCGGGGTCGTCCACCTTCACGGTGAAGAAGACGCCCCCCCAGCCGTCCTGGATCGACGCGTCGATCAGGCCGGCCATGCACGACGTCTTGCCCGCCCCGGTCCGCCCGAAGGCGAGCGTGTTCTCCAGCAGCTCGCGCTGGGTGAGCGCGTCCCATCTGGAGACCCGGAACAGGGGATGGTCCTGGGCCCACCGGTCGGGGGGCCTTCCCCGGCGGAAGAGCCACGTCAGGAAGAGCAGCCGCATGACGCGGCAGAGGACTTTCACGACCTCGCTCCCTTCTCCAGGACGGCCGGCCCTCGGCGAGGGCCCGCGTGCTTCGGCGACCGCCGCGAGACGCGCGGCGGCCTTGATTCGGATCGGGCGCCCGCACGGGTCACGCCCCCTTCAGGAGGGCGGCCAGCTCTTCGAGCGAGCCGGCGTTCTTGAGCTTGCGCCGCAGCGAGTCCAGGGCCTGCTGCAGGCCCTCCAGCGACTCGGCGGTGAAGGTGGCGCCCGCCAGCTTCAGGGTGACCCGTCCGCCCTTCGGCCTGCGGGCCTGCTTGCCGACGACGGCGTGGACGTGGGCCTTGCAGGCGTCGACCGTCATCCGCCCCTCGGCGATGGCGCGGGCCAGTTCGATCTGCATCTCGCCGTTGGTGCGGGCCAGGTAATAGAGGCCCATCTGCGGGATGAGCCCCTGGTCGACCAGCTCCCTCACGGGCGGCTCGACCACGAAATAGGCCTGGATGAAGCTCGTCTTCGAGCGATTCAGCGACAGGCTGGCCCCGATTTCCGCCTGGGTCGCGTCCGGCCTCAGCTCCGCCTGATGCTGGAACGCCTTCGCCAGCTCGGAGAGCGTGAGCCCCTCCTTCGTCTCGTTCGCCGAGACCTGCTTGGCGTGGATGTCCGCGGGTTCGGTCGCGTCGATGATCATCGCGGGGACGGCTTCCAGCGCCAGCTCGTTCGCGGCCATGAGCCGGCGATGCCCCTCGATCACGACGTATTTCTTGAGCGCGGGGTCCCAGCGGACCAGGAGCGGCTGGAGGATGGAATGGCGGCGGATGCTCTCGACCAGCGCGGCCAGCGGCTCCGGGCCGATGGACAGCCTGGGCTGGGCGGGGTCGTAGATGATCTCCCGCGTCGGGATCAGCTCCGCCCATGACTTCGACGGGGACGCGGAATCGGCCGAGGGGCCGGGTCGGGCGCGGTCCTCCTCGGGCTCCATCGCCGGGCTCGTCTCGTTGCGCACCGTCATCGGCTCCTCCTTCCGGGGATTCATCGGGGGTCGCGGGTCGGGTCAGCTTAGCGCTCAGGTATGTTCCGGGGCAGGTGAGATTTTTTTGGCGCGCCATCTATTGCGCGGAGATGGCAAATGCGCCGCGATCGCCTCTCCTCCGCGACCTTCCTTGCTCTCCGCATGTGCCGCGCGAAGGCTAATATTCGAAAAGTCGCGCCGGAGATGGCGTTTTGCCCGACGTCGCGCACTGAATCGGCCGCAATCCCATGACCTCAAGCCGGTTAACGGCGGTGCTCCAGAAGCGCTGTTGCGAACCACCTTCTCCTCGTCTGCGACGATCGGGCCGCCGGGCCTGCCCTCCGGTCGCGGATTCCGGTCGAGTTCCACGTCTTCTCCCCCGTCTTCATGAACCCGCCATCGGGCCTGAACGGGGACGCTGAATCCGTCGCCTCGCCCCGCAACCTGCCAAGCCGGCTTCCGCCGCGCGGACCCTCCGGCTTTCGGTTGCCCGGTGCGCTGCGCCGAGGCTGGACGGATTCGGGCGCTTTTCCCATCAGGCCCCGATTGGCGGGGCCTCATACAGATAGGAGAAGTCACATGGAACAACGCAACGCGGACGCCGCCGACGTGGGGGTCAAGAACCGCAGGCCGACCTTCATCGCCTACCAGGTCCGGGACGGCAACGACCAGGCCAGCTACTGGGACCGCGTGGGCGTGGCCTGGAGCAACCGGGACGGCGGCTACACCGTGCAGCTGCACAGCATCCCGCTCTCGGGCCGGATCGTCCTCAGCCGACCCAAGGCCCGCGACGAGGCCTGACCACCATCGGGCGGGCCGGAGCGCCCGCCCTCCATCCTCACAGCGAAAGGAATCGCAAGATGAAGATCATCGACTTAATCAACGCATGCGAAAGGAATCGCACCATGAAGATCACCGTCCTCAACATTGCCTACCACCGCAACGGCATCGCCGGCATGCCCTTCCACGCCGTCGTCTTCCGGGACGCCGGGGAGGAGGCCAGCGTGAAGATCGGCGTCCTCTTCGAGCATTCGCATCACTGCGCCGTCCTGGACATCGCCAAGCTGGCCGACTGCGACGTGGAATTCGGCTCCAACTCCTGGCGGGGCGACGTCTACGAGCCGCATCTGCGCAAGGCCGCCGCGAAGTTCGAGAAAGCCCGCGCGGAAGGAGTCGCACAATGACCGGCATCGCATCGATCAATCCCTTCTACGCCGCCCGGCTGCAACCAAGGCTGAAGCGTTCGCACGTCGATCATGTCGGTGAGCCCGCCAGGATGCCCCGACCGGCCGACCGCGACCCGACCCGCTGGGCGAGGCTCCCGGCGGCGCCGATCAACGGCAGCCCGGTCCCGGGCCTGACGAGCCTGTACCACTCGGCCGAGGCCGGGGACTACGGCGACCGGGGATACCCGGGCAACTGCGGCGGCAACCTGATCCGCGACCTGATCCGGTATTTCCGGGCGAAGTCGGTCTTCGACCCGATGACCGGCAGCGGCACCTGCCGCGACGTCTGCCGCGAGCTGGACGTCTACTGCTGGTCGAGCGACCTGCACCAGGGCGTCGACGCCTGCGAGCCGTGCGACCGGCCCGCGGGCGCGTTCGACGTCGCCTGGATCCACCCGCCGTACTGGCGGATGAAGCTCTACACCAGCGACCCGAGGGACCTCTCCCGCACGCCGACGATGGAAGCCTTCCTCCAACGATATCGGCTGCTGATCGCCAACTGCGCCGGGGCGATCCACCCCGGCGGGAAGGTGATCGTCCTCATGGGCGACTACAGCGACCGCGAGGCCGGGTACGTCCCGCTGGTGTATCACACGAAAGAGCTGGCCTTCTCGCTGGGCCTGAAGCAGCATTGCACCGACGTCATCCGCTTCAGCCACGGCAACAGCAGCTCGAAGAAGGTGTACCGATCGAGCTTCATCCCGGGCCTGCACGACGTCTGCATGATCTTCGAGAAAGCCGACTGACCGAATCAATCAACCTATGGAGAAAACCATGAAGCACTACCGCATATCCATCGACGTCGACATCAAGGCGACGGACCGCGAACACGCCGAAAGCCGCGCGAATCTGCTCTACGAAGACATCTGGCTCTGTCGCCCCGGCTGGATCGAAGAAGTCCTGCCGAACGGCATCGAAGAACGCATCACGCTGAAAGGAGAATGACCATGCGCAAATACAACCTCAACCATTCGAAAAGCCCCTGGGCGTACGAGATTTCCGGCAACTGCGACAGCGTGTTCTCGGTGACGAACGCCAGCGGCGATCAGATCGCGGAGGTGGAACGCTGGAACGAATCCGGCGTGGAAGCCGAGCTTGAGGCGGAGGCGAACGCCCGACTGTTCGCGGCGGCTCCCGATCTTCTCAATGCCCTTGAAGCCGGACGCTCTCGCAAATGGGTCCACAACGCGGCGATCACCCAGGATATCGAGGCGCTGCGGCGCATCGCGCTGGAGCATGCCGATTGGTGGAACATCATAGCCATGCCATTGATTGAACGATTGAAAGGGGAATGACCATGACCAAATACAACGTCCACATCTTCCGCGAACTGCGTCTGTACTATCCCGGAATCGAGGCGGAGAGCCACGAGGCCGCCGCCGAAGCGGCGTCCAAGCTGACCCTCGACGAGGCGCAAGACATCCACGAATGCGACGGTTCGGACTTCGGCGCGCTCGTCGACGTCCCCGGCGACGACCTGTTCATCTACACCAGGGCGATCGACTTCGAGCCCGGCCGGATGCTCGATGCCGCCGCCAGCCTGCTCGAAGCCCTGGATTACCTGCTGGAACAGACGGTCGATCAGGACCTGAAGCACGGCATCACCCTGACCGAAGGCGAAGCGGAGGCGCGGGCCAAGGCCCTCGCGGCCATCGCCAAGGCCAGGGCCGCATGATTCAACTCGGGCGGGCTGCGGCCCGCCCCAACTTTTGGGATATCGATATGCCGAATCACGAGATCGACGAAGACTTCTGGTCCGACCGTTTCCACGTCCTGGCCTTCTGGGCCTACGCGCATCAATCGGCGGCGGAGGGCGGGGTCGCGCCCAGCGTCGAGGGCACGCGCGAGCGGGCCTACCGCTATTTCGAGCGGGACAAGCGCGGCCTCGAACCGGAGGTTTGACATCGCCGCGCGGTTGCGCTATGGGTGGCTTGCGGCGGAGGCGTGGAAAGCAGACACGCTGCAGGCGACTCGCGAAATCTGGTCCCAATTGCCGGGCGATGCAGCGGGTAAGGATGGGTTCCGGCACGGTAAGCCAGATGTAAACCGATTTCTGGATGGTGCGGACCAGATCCGCTGACTAGGGAAAGACCACAGTCGGGGTAGCGTCCGGCCCGCCGCACCAACGAACGCGAGGTAGCTCAAAGGCAGAGCAGCGGCCCAATAAGCCGAAGACGGGCGGTTCGACTCCGACCTCTCGCTCCAAACATCGCAAGGAGGCGACATGCCGCGCAAGAAGAGACACCACCCCGATTTCCCCGCGACCGTCACGACGGCGGGCGACGCGGCCGCGACCGCGATGGAAGGCCTGAGCGACGCCCAGGCCGCCGTCATGCTGGACGAGCACCGCGCGGACGCCGCCGCGCCCCAGCCCGAGCCGACCGTGCAGGAGCCGGGGCCGTCCTCGCCGAAATGGGCCGACCGCTTCAAGCCGATCGCCAGCTACCCGCAGGAAGGCGTCCGCGTGCTGGAGGCGAAGGACCACTCCGCCGCGGGCATCGCCTTCGCCGACGACCAGCCCCCCAGCCGCGACGAGAAGGACGCGATGCAGGCGGAGGGCGTGCGCTACGCCGAGCGAGTCAAGGCCTGGACCGCGCCGGGCACGCCCGAGGGCCGCACCGCCGTGCAGCGGCTGGCGGGGGAGATCGCCGGCGAACGCCGTGATAGCAAGGCGCGGGGCGGCTGGTGACGAACGGCCGCGGCTCGCAGAAATTGCTCGACGACCTGGCGAAGGTCAAGGTCCTGTTCCAGGCCCGCGCGATCATGGCCGCGATGGGGATCAGGCCCGGAGCCGAGACCCCGCCGCCTCCTCAAGCCGCTCCACCAGGCGGTGAAATCCCTCCAGCGTGACGCCGCTCGCGCGCAGCCGCGTCGCGACTTCGATCAGCCTTCGAATCTCCCCGCCCGCGACGACCAGGGCCAGCTCCTCCAGCGCGGGGAGCAGCCGGGCCATGTCGGGCGAGCGGTTGCAGGCCGCGAGCAAGGCGTCGGCAGCCCGCCAGCCCTCCCCGTCGGGCCGCAGCAGGCCCGCGTCCGCGAGCAGGGCGCAAGCCGCCTCATCGATGACTGGAGCCGTCATGTCGAGCCCCCGGGCCGCCGCCTCGTCAAGGTCGCGACGCGCCAGCTTCCGCGCTGCGCTTGTGCAGCCGCCGCTCCTCCCCTGACTTCGCCGCCCATTCTACACGATCCGGCGTCCTCCGCCCCGGCTGCCGGGTGAATGCCCGCCGCATTCACGGCAGTCCGGCCTATTCCTTCAGGACAGGAGACGCTCCCGATGGTCGCAATCCTCAGCCGCGAACAGCTCCAGGCCTCCGCCCCCTCCGTCTTCGCCGCCTCCCCCTGGGAGCGGATGAGCGGGCGCTACCGCATGGTCCCCACCATCGACGTGGTGGACATGCTGGGCGAGCAGGGATTCCGCCCCGTGCGGGCCCTGCAGGGCCGCACTCGCATCCCCGGCAAGGGCGATTTCACCCGCCACCTCATCCGCTTCCGCCACGACGACCACATCGGCCCGCTGGCCGTCGGGCAGGAACTTCCCGAGCTTGTGCTCACCAACAGCCACGACGGCACCGCCGCCTATCAGTTCATGGCGGGCGTCTTCCGGCTGGTGTGCTCGAACGGCCTCACCGTCCAGTCCGCCGACTTCGGCTCGATCAGCATCCGCCATTCGGGCGGGGCCGACTTCCGCGAGCGCGTGATCGACGCGACGTATCAGGTGATCGACCAGGCCCCGCGGAGCATGGCCGCGATCGAGGGATGGAAGGGGATCAGCCTCACCCGCCCGCAGCAGCTGGCGATGGCGTCCGCCGCCCACGAAATCCGCCCCAACGACGCGATCAAGCCCGCGTTCCTGCTCACCGCACGCCGCAACGAGGATTACACCGACGCCGAGGGGAACCGCGACCTCTGGACGACGGCGAACGTCCTGCAGGAGAATCTCGTGCAGGGCGGGTTGCGGGGCCGGGCGAGCACCGGGCGGCGCGTGACCACCCGGCCGATCAAGGGCGTGGCGGAGGATATCCGCACCAACCGGGCGCTCTGGCGCTTGACCGAGGAAATGGCCAAGCTGGCCTGACGATCCGCCGGGCCACGGAGGGCCCGCCGGTTTGTATACATCCGGGAGGCGAATGGATACAAACTTTCAAGTTTGTATCCATCTTGGGGGGGGCGAGCCTTGGAAAACCGCATCGGCCGATTCCTGGGCCGCGACGAGCCTGGGCCGCGCGAGGATCTCGCGCGGCTGCTGATCCGCGTCGCGGAGGCGATCGAGGAACTGCAAGCGCTGCCGCCATGCCGGGTGCGCGGCCACGACTTCGGCGCGGCCGTCGTGCATCGGGAGGGCGTGGAATATCGCCAGGTCCCTTACGCCTGCCCTGACTGCGGGGAAGAGTTGATGGTCTGGAGGCCGATCGCCGGATGAAAAATTATGCAATCAATGCGTAATTATTCGTTGACACTTACGCAAAGATTGCGTAAGTTGTCTTCATGAGGGGCGATAAAGCCCCCGCGAAAAGGATAGAGATGATGAGCACCCTCCAGGACCAAAAAGCTGCCGAACGCCACGCCGCATATGTCGCCGAAATCAAAACCAAACTGGAACGCCTGTTGGCCCATGCCAACGAAGATTGGAGCAACGACCGCACGCATCCGATGGGCTTCATCAACTACGCTTACGAATTGAATATGAAGCTCACCACGATGTGCGATCGCGCATTCAGCGAAGGCGAATGCGCCGCATGACTTCTGAACGCGAGGAATTCGAGGACATCGGGCGGCGGCTGTACGGCAGGTCGCCCGACGGCTGGGGGTGGGAGAGCGAAATGGCCCGGCGGACCGGCTTCCCCCTCCGCACTATCCAATCCTGGGGCAAGAGCGCGCCCATGAACCGGGGCGTGCTCAGCCTGCTGCGCCAGCTGGACGATGTGACGGCTAGGCTTGCGGGTCCATCACCTGAATCCGATAGATGACCGGCTCGCCCTCGGCCGCCGCCAGGTCGTCGGCGGAGCCTTCGCCCTGTTCCTGCAGGAAATCGATACGCTTGCGGCGGAGTCGCTCATAGATGGGGCGGAGGTTGCGGCCGGTGACGAGGATCGTCCGGCCGCTGGTGTACCTGACCGCGAACGAGCCGGTCTCGGGGTGCCATTCCTTCGAATGGATGTAGCCGTATTCCTCCGCCGGCCAGCCGCCGGAGAGCAGGCGATACTCGACGTCTTCGATCGCCGGGCGCACGGAACGGTCGAAGCCGTGCGACTGGTGTCGTTCGATTTCCGGCCCGTCGTCCTGCTCCGCCCGCCCGCGCGGCATGTGCGACTTCCGCCGCTCCAGTTCCTCGGTGCTCATTGCGCATACCCCCTCTGGCGTTCTTCCTCCCGGACGCGACGAATGTCAAGCCGTTCCGATTCGCGCCGCCGCCGGACCGCCCGCAGCCGGAGCCGCCGGGCGCGTTCGGCCAGCTCCTTCGCCCTCGCCTCGCGCGCGGTCGGGGCCATCTCCGACGCGGCGGGCCGAGGCGCGTCCTTCTCCAGCCGCCCGCGCAGCGCCTCCTTGTCCTCCGCGTACACGTCCACGCGCCGGCGGGCGCGGGTCGCGTCCACGTAGAATTCCCGCTTCGAGGCCGCGCCGTAGGACTCGGGACCGATGGCGACGAAGGCGCGCTGCACCGTCTTCGACTGGCTGGCGTGGCTGGTGAGCACGTAGCCGTGCGCGAAGTGGCCGAAGTCCTTCGCCAGGCTGCGGCCGTCGGCCAGGCGGATGCCGCCGGACGGGGTGAAGCCCGCGACCGTGTGCATCGACCCGTTGGTCAGCTGCTTCCCGTCCTCCGTCTTGCCCCGGGCGGTCAGGCGGATGAGGTCGCCGGGCGCGACCTGTATCCGCTCCTCCCGATAGACGGCGAATCGGGGGGCCTGGCCGAGCAGGTCATGCTCAGATTTCCCCGAAATCTGGACGCGTCCGTCCGTCATGTCCAGGACGTGAACGCGTTCGCCCGCCTTGAAGCCCTTGCCGTGCTGGTGGAACTGCGCGACCAGGCCGGGCTTGTAATTGCGCGCGTCCCGCCGCTGGGCCTCGGTCATGTGCAGGGGCTTGAGCCGGACGAATTCGCGGGACTCGCCCAGCCGCCCGCGCCCGTGAAGCTCGGCGCGGATGGATTCCGTCAGCGCCTCGCCCTCGGCGTGCGTCGGCGCGATCACCAGGGCGTCGGCGGACTTGAGCTTGCCCGGCGCGGTGGCGTCGGCGTAATCGGCCGCGAGCGTCGCGTGCCGGGAGTTCGCGTCCAGCTCGTGGACCCAGCCGAGAGAATCCAGCGCGTCGAACGCCGCGCCGACCTTCCCCTCCGCCAGCATCTGGGCCGCCTCGCGATACTCCGCCGTCTGCTGCCGCTTGATGGTCCTGATCTCGGCCGCCTTCACGCCCGCGTAATCCGCCAGCACCTTGAGCGGCGAGCCGCGCTCCACCGGCGCGTGCTGCGCGGAGTCCCCGACCAGCAGGACGCGCGAGCCGGTCCGGTCCGCCGCGTCGAAGAATTTGCGCATCAGCGGCATGCCGACCATGCCCGCCTCGTCGAGCATCCAGACCTTGCCCGCCGCCTCGGCCTGCGCCCGCTCGTCGAGCAGGAAGCCCTGCAGCGTCCGGGCCTCGGGGAAGTCCTCGCCCAGGACGTGCGCCGATTCGCCGGTGGGCGCGAGCGGGACCAGGGCGGAGCCGGATTCCGCCACCGCCGCGGCGATCTCCTTGAGCGTGCGCGTCTTGCCCGATCCGGCCTTGCCCGCGATCACGGTCGCCCGGTCCGCCGAGCGCAGGACGTGCAGGACCGCCGCGCGTTGGCCGTCGTCCAGGTCCCGATCGAGGGTTTCCCGGTCGCCGTCGCCCAGGGGGCGGAGCGTGGCCCGGCCGTCGCGGGCGAAGGCGATCACGGCGCGTTCCTCCGCCAGCGCCGCCCGCGTGGTGACCATCGCCTCGCCGTCGATCTCCTTGCGCAGCAAGTCGGGACGGGCCTCGAACGCGTCGCGCACGCCGGAGGGCGTGACATACCCCAGCCCGTGGCGCAGGGCCTCGGCCAGCACGTCGATCTCGCGGACGACGGAACGACGCTCCAGCAGGTGATCGAGCGCGTGCGCCACGGACTCCTCCGCGTGCGGCCCGTCCAGCTCGATCGCCGGCCCTTCCAGCCGCCGCACCTCCGCCGCGCGGGCCACCGCCTCCAGCTGCGCCAGGTCCTTCGGCGTCGGGCGGGCCAGCCAGACGGCATGCAGCTGGTCCATCGTCAGGTTCTTGGCCTTCTTCTCCCGCGTCTTCCGGCCCAGCCCGGCCTTGCGGTCCGGGTCCGTGACGCCGCGGGCGGTCGCGGTCGTCTCGATCAGGTCGGTGCGGCGGCTGAAGAGGTTTTTCAGGGGCTGGGGCACGCCCGCGACGTCGAAGTATCGATCGCAGACCCGCTCCAGCTCGAAGCCCAGCGACCGGAACGCAACGGCCTGCCGGGCGTGATAGGCCGCCTCGAAATAGGGCGCGTCGGCCTTCAGATCCCGCCGCTGCAGGGCCTTGGGGCGGCCTTCCTCCTGGTCCCAGGTGACGTTGTGGACGAAGACGTGGCGGTGGCGGTTGAAGTCGGGCACTCCGTCCACCGGGCGGGCGGTGAAGTGGTCGAAGCCGGTCCAGAGCATGTTGCCGGTGACCCGCTCCTCGTCGCGCCCGTCGGTGCGCACGCGGGTGCGGGCCGTCGGCTCGACGTCCAGCCGCATCGTGTCGTCGACCGAACTGCAGAACGCCGCCTCGATCCCGGCGTGGCGCAGCAGCGTGCGGATCGCGTCCGCGCCCTTGCCGAGGGTGAACGTCAGGTCCGTGCCCGGCTGGTGGTCGTCCTTCGTCCTCTGAGTCAGTCGCTCGCCTGACACGGGGTGCAGGTTGTCGCAGAGGCGGTCGAACTGCTCCTTCGAGATGCGGCCGGAAAGCCCCATCCGTTCGGCGAGCAATCCCCCCACGCGCCCGGCCAGCTCCTGGCCCTCGGCCAGGTAGTCGGCGGTGGAGTAATACCCCTTCGCGGCGGCGGATGAAGCGCTGTGCGTGGCCCTGATCATGGCGGCATCATAGGGCCGATTTCAGGCAGGTCAAAATCGGAGCAAGTGACGGCAGACGTCGGCCCTAAGCGGGGCTTAGGTTCTTTGGCCGGCGGGTTTTACGTTGAAACTCGTTTCACGGCGTCAGGGCTTGAGGGGCAGGTTGTCGCAACTGAAATCCCACTTGGCGTTTCGCGCAGCTGCGGGCTCGCGCAGGGGCTGGTCGGCGGGGCCGACGAGTTGGTTGAGCAGGCGCTTCACGGTGGACGTTGAAAGGGATAAAACTTCCGCGATCCGCTCGGCGGACAGGTGCTCCTCGTCCCACAGGCGGGACACTTCGGCCTCCCGCCGCGTCATCGCGTAGTGCGATTCGTTCGTGCGGCGGTGTCGCCGAGCGGGTCGTCGTTTAGCGGTCATCGGCCTATTCCTCACGCTTCGTGCTGAGGAGCCGCAGTCGGCTTGCGATCCAAATTTCGAGAAATTCGATGAGCGAGTCGTCGATCCGCCCTCGCACCGTAAGCGTCACGCTCTGGCCGGGCTCGGTCTCCATGTGGACGTGGTAGGGCCCGGGCGTCTCCGGGGTGAGTTTGGAGGTCGCCGTCTCCGATTGCTCGGCGGCGTCGAGGGCTTCTCTGCAGGGATTGCAATAACAATGCAATCCACCCTTCGATGCCGGCGAGGGTTGGAATTCTTCGGATTGTTTTTTACGACGGCACCAACAGCATAGGTGCAGTCGCGACTCATCGACGAAACTCGGCGGTACGGCGGGGAGAGGTTGCCCTCCAACTTCCGTAGCTTCCGTCGCGGACGCCGATGCCTCTACCGCCGTCACGCGCGTCGACTTCGCCCGGCCGGCGGTCATTTTCGCGGAGTGACAGGGCCTGCAGTTCGGCTGGAGTTTGTCGGCGGTGACGCCGCAGCCCGCGAAATCGAGGAGAGGCTTCTGCTCGCCGCAGGTCTTGCAACGCTTGAGCGGCGGTTGGTCGATCAAGTCGGCGGCCAGCGGACTCTCGGTCGGTTGCTGAGGTTTTCCGGGCGTGAGTTGGATGGGCATGACGCTACTCCTCGGATTGATCGGTGGATGGGCTTTCGTCGTCGGCTTCCATCATCAGCCGCAACCGCGTGCTCTCGCGTGCCGACCAGGCCGCCAGCGCGACGAAGCCGATCAACGCGAAGGCCAGATACCCGGCCCGGCCCATCCACTGCATGAGGACGACGACGGACCAGGCCATGCCGAAGAGCGCGGCGTAGGACGCGGCGGTGACGGCCAGTTCTCTGAGATAGATGTGTGCGTATTTCTTCTTCATGGTTAGTCACCTGACTTGAGGGTTTCGGGGTTGGCGAGGGCGGCTTTTTTGCGCTCACGCCAGCGGCGGTGGCGCTCGCGGGCCTTTTCGGGATTGGCCTCGCGCCAGCGGCGGTCGGCGAGGCGGGCCTTTTCGGGATTGGCCTCCTGCCAGCGGCGGGATTTCTCGCGGTTCTTCTCCGGGTTGGCCTCGCGCCAGCGGCGGTGGCGCTCGCGGGCCTTTTCGGGATTGGCCTCGCGCCAGCGGCGGGCTTTTTCGCGGTTTTTCTCCGGGTTGGCCTCGCGCCAGCGGCGGCGGTGCTCGCGGATCTTCTCCGGGTTGGCCTCGCGCCAGCGGCGGGCTTTTTCGCGGTTCTTCTCCGGGTTGGCCTCGCGCCAGCGGCGGTGGCGCTCGCGGGCATACTCCAAGCAGCCTCGGCATCTCCCGGCCGGCCGGCCCTTGGCCTTCCCTCGCGTCACGATCGGCCAATCCGCCGCCGGCACCTTCTCGCTACAGGCGCGGCAGGTGATGGTCTCGCCGCTAGTCATGGCGACCTGCCATGTCGCAGGCGGCGGGGTGGGCGCGGCAATAGTCCGACGTCTTCGCCGCGTCGATCTCCGCCTGCTTGTCCAGGCCGTCCCGCAGCGCGAACGGCAGCGCCGCGCAGGCGGCGATCAGGAACAGGGTGGCCAGCAGGTTAGTCATGGTTCTGGCCCTCCCCGTTGCCGCGCGCGACCCGGCCCGCCGTCCATTCGGCGAAGGTCGGGAAGGCCCGGTCGTGCTTGCGCTTCTCCGCGGCGTAGAGGCGGCGGAGCGACTCCTGCTCGCGGCGCTCCAGGACCGAATCGCGGTAGACGTGGCGGCGGCCGCAGGCGGCGTCGGTGCAGCTCACGAGCAGGAACCCGCCGTAGCCGTCGCGCCCGGCCTCGTTCTCGGCCGGGCCGCCGCAGGCGTGGCAGGGTTCGCCCGCCGGCGGCTGGGGTTGGGTCTTCAGCTCCGGCAGGTCGTCGCCCTCCAGCCGGCGGATCGCGCCGCGATGGAAATGCCGGTCGTTGAACGCCTCCAAATCGCGCTTCAGCGCCTCCGGCGATAGGGTCGTCTCGTCTTGCATAAACAGCCTCCTTGCTGATGGTTGCCGGTGCAGTATGGGCGAAGTCGCAACAATGTCAATAAAAAATATGAGCGGTCGTGCAACATATTTTTCTGGACATCGGGCGGCGTGTTGCGCTACCGTTGCGCGGGCAACCAACCCACGAGGCGACGATGGACCCCATAAAGACACTCGACGACATCCAGGCGCGGGCGAAGCGCGAGAAGATCACGATGGAGAGGGTGCTGCGGGAGGCGGGCTCGGCCCGATCGACGATCCTGCGCATCCGCAAGAGGCGCAGCAGCCCGCTCGTGGCCACGCTCCAGAAGCTGGAGGCGGCCCTGGAGCGGTTGATCGAGCGGAAGAACCGGGGAGACGCCGCGTGACCCGGCGCGAGGCGGAGCTGCACCTGCTGCCGACGGCGTTCGGCAACCATGTGCGGCCGGACGGCTGGCTGGACGAGGTGCTGGAGCTGGCCCTGCGCCTGGCCGACTTCGACCCGGCGGCGGCGATGGAACGCCTGGACCGCATGTACTGCGCCGACGGGCTGACCGAGCGCGAGTATCAGGTCTTCCTGGAGCAGCTGCACCTGCGCCTGCGCGAGGGGGGCCGCCGTGCGGCCTGATGCGCCGCGGCCCCGCCACGACCCGGCCGAGATCCGGGCGAAGGCCTCGCTGCTGGAGCTGGCCCGCGAGGCCGTGCCGAACATGCGGCGCGAGGGCGCGGAATGGTGCGGGCTCTGCCCTTTCCACTCCGAGAAGACGGGCTCGTTCCGAATCCACGAGCGGAAGGGGGTCTTCAAGTGCCACGGATGCGGCGCCGGCGGGACGGTCATCGACTTCGTGATGAAACTGGACGGCAAGTCCTTCGGCGAGGCGATGGACTACCTGGCCGGCCGCCTGGGTTTGACGCCCGCGACCGGCCCGGTCCGTCCGCTCAGGAGGCGAGTCCCGCCGAAGGACCCGGCGGCGGACGATCGCCGCAAGGCGCAGAACGTCGAAACGGCGTTCGGCATCTGGCGCGGCTGCACGTCGTCGGACGACACGATGGCGCAGCTCTACCTCATGGGCCGAGCGATCGATATCGCCGCCCGCGGCGGCATGCCCGCGCGGCTGGGATTCGCCCACCTGCTCAAGCACGCGCCATCCGGCAAGTCCTTCCCCGCCATGGTCGGCCTGATCACCGGCGCGGGCGGCAAGTTCCTGGGCGTGCATCGCACGTTCCTGGCGTTCGACTCCCCGGCGAACCACCCCAGGGCCGCGAAGGCGCTCGCCGCCCGGCTGGGGCGCGAGCCGGACCGGGTGGTGGTCAAGGCCCCGGTCGACGGCGCGAAGACCATGCTCGGCCGGGCGATGGGCGGCTGCGTCTGCCTCGCCCGGCCGGGCCCGGTGCTGGCGATCGCCGAGGGGATCGAGACCGCGCTCTCGGTCCAGCAGGCGACGGGCCTGCCGTGCTGGGCGGCGCTGTCGCTCGGCAACATAGGCGGCGTGCCCGTGCCCGACGAGGTGCGCGAGGTGCGGCTGTTCGCCGACAACGACATGCGCGGGCCGGACAAGGCGGAGAGGATCATTCAGGCCGCCGCGCGCGGCTATCGGGACGAAGGGCTGGGGGCGAGCGTCGTGCGCGCGCCGAAGGGCATGGATTTCAACGACTTGATCATGGAGGACTACGAATGATCGATCAGGCGATCCGCGACGGCTCGCTCATCCGCAGCCTGCTCGCCAAGGTCGGGCGGGAGGCGGTCGAAGAGCTGCTCGTCGGCAGGGCGGCGGTCGTGCCGCTCGCGTGCATCAACGAGGCGACCGGCCAGACGGTCGTGCTGGACGAGCTGGTCTACAACAACCAAAAATCGCGCGTCCACCGCCCGATCGCGGAGGCGAGGATCGATGCCGCATGACTTCCGATGCGCCGTTTGCGGGAAATCCGCCTGCTACGGCAAGGGCGTGAGCCTGGCCAAGGGCGTGGTCGGGACCTGGTTCTGCGCGGTCCACGTCCCGGTGGGCTTACTGCCATCCAGGGGGGAGGTTGCACCGTCCAGGGCAGGATCGCAAGCCGCGGCGCAAGGAAAACTCTTGTGATTCAGCCGCATGTCGGGAAGGCGAAAGAAAAGTGCGATTATCGCTCATTTTTATATTGACGCATGTGTGAATATCGCCTAATGTCCATCTCATGAGCGGCGATGATGCCGCCGGAAAAAAGGAGTAAAAACGATGACTAAAGAATTCTACATCGGCACCGATCGCTTCAACAAAAAATGCAATACCGTGAAGTCTATGGATGAGTCGCTGGTGGGCGAGCTTCGCCGCATCGTCGATGGAGTGGCCTTGGGCGCCGATACGCTCGGCTGCTTCTGCGAAGAAGCGCCCAAAGGCAGCCTGATCGCGACCTTCGCCATCCCGGCCTGCCAGGCGGCGTTGGCGGCCGCGGGGTGGGTCGAGATCGATCGATACGAAGCCATGAAACGGGCGGCTGCGTGACCGAGCTGGAAGAGCTGGAGATGCTAGGGCGGCGGCTATTCGGTCGGCCGCCCGACGGCTACGGGTGGAAGACGGCGATGGAGCGCGAGCTGGAGATTCCTCGCCGGACGATCCAGGATTACGGACGACGCACGCCGGTCCACCGCGGCGTGCTGAACCTGATGCGCATGCTCGCCGACGAACGAAATCAACGGGTTGCGGGGATGGATGGCGAAAAAGTCTGAAGAACTGATGAACGAAGTCCTTGCCAAGGCCGAGCCGCCGGCGGACGACGATGAGCTGGAATTGAGGCTGGCGCGCTACCCCTGCACGGACCTGGGCAACGTGAGCCGGCTGCTCGCGCGGCGGGGCCGGGACATGATGTACGTCCACGGCGTCGGCTGGTATCGCTGGGACGGCCGACGCTGGATCGTCGACCGAAAGGGATTTTACGCGCAGCTCTACGCGCAGGAGACCGCCCGCGCGATCGCCAGGGAGGTCGCGGCGGTGCTGCGCACGCCGGAGGATGAGTTCGGCGGCGAGGCCGGAAAAAAGCGACTCGTCAAGGACTTGCGGGCGTGGAACGAGTCCTCCGAGAACAGCGGCAAGATCAAGGCGCTGGTGGCGGAGGCCGCGCCGTACCTGCACCGGACGGTCGACCAGCTCGACGCCCATCCCTACCTCCTCAACGTCCGTAACGGCACGCTCGAACTGGGCGGCGGCGAGGTCAAGATGAGGCGGCACAAGCGGGAGGACCTGATCACCCGCCTGGCCGACGTCGACTACGACCCGGCCGCCTCGGCATGGACTTTCGGCGCGTTTTTGGACGCGATCATGCCCGAGGCGGCCAAGCAGACGTTTTTGCAGCGGTATTACGGCTACTCGCTGACCGGCGACATCCGCGAGCAGAAGCTGCTGCTGGCGCACGGGTCGGGCGCCAACGGCAAGAGCACGCTGGCCAACGCGCTCCGCGCGGTGTACGGCGACTACGCGGTGACGCTGCCTTTCGAGAGCTTCGCGGTCAACGAGCACAAGCGCGGCGGCGAGGCGACCCCCGACCTGGCGGAGATACCGGGCAAGCGGCTGATTTTCCTGATGGAACCGGAGAACAACGTCCGCCTCTCGCCGGCGATGATCAAGCGGTACACGGTCGACGAGCCCCTCCGCGCCCGAAACCTCAACGAAGGCTTCATGGAATTCCGCCTTCAGGCGAAATTGTCCATCGCATTCAACGACTTGCCGATCATACCCGGCCACGACGACGGCACCTGGCGCAGGCCCATGCTGCTGGGCTTCGACGCGTGCATCCCCCCCGATCGGCGGGACGCGCGGCTCGGGGAGAAGCTCGCGGCCGAGGCATCGGGAATCCTCAACTGGCTGCTCGACGGCTACCGACGATGGCACGAGATCGGGCTTTCGCCGCCGGAGAGCGTCACCCGCGCCACGCAGGACTACCGCCTCTCCAACGACAACCTGGCCATGTTCCTGGCCGAGCGGGTGGAGCGGTGCGAGGGGGAGAGCGTGCCGGCCGCAGAGCTGTACGCCGCCTACAAAAAGTGGTGCGACTCCAACGGCATAGCCAAGCCCATGACCAACACCAAATTCGGCACGGTCCTGCCGCAGCGGGGGTATGCCAAGCGCACAAGCGGATCGGTCAGGTACGTCGACCTGCGCATCAGGCCCGACCCGGCGACCATCGTCAACGATTACAATGACATGGACGACTGACCGTGAGATGCATCCCCAGCCTCAACCCTCCAACCCTCCGCAACCCTACGGCCAGAAAACGAGGGAATCCGCCGATGTCGTAGGGTTGGAGGGTTCGGAGGGCTGCGGCGCGTGCATGAGGCGCGCGAATCCAGGCCACCGCCGTCCGGCGGTGGTTTTTTCACGCGCGCGTACGCGTGACAACCCTCCAAGTCTACGTACTTTCTTAAAAATCAAATAGTATTCAATCGATTAATCATGACGGAGGGGGGGCGCATCGGCGCTTTCCAACCCTCCGGACCCTCCAAGATCGAGGCTGAGCGCCGATCGCCGCCGTTCGGCCCCTCCACGCCGCCGAAACCGTGATAAAAATGTCACGGTCCGGGTCCTTCCCGGCCCCCGGCGTATGCGGGTGGCGGGAGCGCGCGAGTTTTCCAGTGTCCGGCCGGCGAAAATGGGTTTACGAATGAACTTCGGTTGATGTTTTCGGTTGACGGCGCGGCCGATTTGGTGCATTTTGCGAGGAAACCACATCGGATTTTTATGCAGCAGCTGGTCACTCAAACCGAATTCGCGGTGATCTACGGCAACGCCACCCGCGGCGAGCCGGTGACCAAGCAGGCCGTCGGCAAGCTGATCAAGCGCTACAACATCCCCAAGCACCAGGGCACCAAGATCGACCCGCAGGAGGCGATGCGGATCATCGCCGACCAGTCCAACCCGGCCCGCCGCAGCGCTATCGCCGGCTTCGTGCTGGGCGGGAATTACGCCTACGCCGCCCCGGCGAAGCCCCTCGCCGACGAATCCCCCGCCGAATCCGACGACGAGGAGGAGGCCGAGGCCTCCAACCGCGACAATTTCGCCGAGTTCCGCACCCAGCGCGAGAAGGCGAACGCCCAGCTGGCCGAGCTGCAGCTCCGCGAGCGGATGGGCCAGCTGCTGGAGCGGTCCGCGGTCGAGCGCCAGACCGCCACGATCTTCCGCGAGCTGCGCGACAAGGTGCTCGCGGCGCCGTACCGCCTCGCCGGCCGCCTGGTGACGCTGGCGACCGAACGCGAGGTGGTGGCGTGCATCGAGGAGGCCGTGAACGCCATCTTCGCCGAATTCGCGGAGAAGCTCGCGGCGGAAGCGGGGTCGCATGCTGGCTAGCGCGGCGAAATCGGTCCGCCTCGCCGCCGCCACGGCCCTGCGGCCGCCGCCGCGCATCGAACTCAGTGAATGGTCCGCTCGCCATCGCGTCCTGCCGACCGAGGTCACCGCCAACGCCGGCCGCTGGAGCAACGACCTGTTCCCATTCATCGTGGAGATCATGGACTGCCTGAGCCCCTGGCACCCGGCCGAGACCGTGACCTTCTGCAAGTCCGCCCAGGTCGCCGGCACCGAGAGCGGCCTGAACTGGATGTTCGCGATCGCCGACATGTGGCCGGCCCCGACGCTGATGGTCCACCCGACGATCCAGGCCGCGCAGGCCTGGGTGCGCGAGAAACTGGCCCCGTCCCTGCGCGCCACCCCGGCCGTGCGGACGCGCGTCGTCGAGCAGCGGTCCCGCGACGGCGCGAGCACGACGCTCTTCAAGAGCTTCCCCGGCGGCTTCTGGGTGATCACCGGCTCGAACAGCGCGGCCGACATCAGCTCGAAGTCGATCCGCAACGTGATCAAGGAGGAATGGGACCGCTGGGCGCTCGACGTCGACGGCCAGGGCGACCCGGACAAGCTGGTCGACGCCCGCCAGACGAGCTACCACGCCAGCGGCAAGGCCAAGAGCTACCGCGCCAGCACCCCCACGATCGTCGGCGTCAGCCGGATCTGGCCCGCCTACCTGGCCGGCGACCGCCGCCGCTACCGCGTGCCCTGCCCGGACTGCGGCGAGGCGCAGGTCCTGAACTTCTTCCCCGACGCGAACGGCCGCGGCGGCCTGATCTTCGAGAGGCAGGCGCCGTTCCAGGCCCGCTACGCCTGCGCGCATTGCGGCGTGCTGATCGAGCACCACCGCAAGCGCGAGATGCTGGCCGGCGGCCGCTGGGTCGCCGAGAACCCCGGCCCGGCGCGCCAGCCCAGCTTCCACATCAGCGCCCTCTACAGCCCGGTCACCACCTGGGACAAGATGGCCGAGGCCTTCCTGGAATCGAAGGACGACCCGACCAAGTACAAGGCGTTCGTGAACCTCTGGCTGGGCGAGGCCTGGGAGGAGCGCGGCGACGCGCCCGAATGGCAGCGCCTCTACGCCCGCCGCGGCGACTACGCGCAAGGCTCCGTCCCGCACGGCGGCCTGGTCCTCACCGGGGCCGCCGACGTGCAGAAGGACGGGATCTTCTACGAGGTCGTCGCCTGGGGCGCGGGCAGGGTCAGCTGGTCGATCGACGTGGGCTTCCTGCCCGGCGACACCGCCGACCCGGATTCCGCCGTCTGGCGGGCGCTCGCCGCCTTGCGCGAGCGGGCCTACCCGGACGCCTACGGCAACGCCCGCCGCATCGACGCCTTCGCGGTGGACAGCGGCTACAACTCCGCCGCCGTCTACGCCTGGGTTCGCGGCCGCCCCGACACGTTCGCCGTGAAGGGCCAGGACGGCTGGTTCCACCCGCCGATCGGCACCCCCGGCAAGATCGATATCAACTATCGCGGCGACAAGAAGCGCCGCGGCCTGGCCGTCTGGCCCGTCGGCACCTACGGCCTGAAGTCCGAACTCTACGCCAACCTGCGCAAGGCGGGCCGCGAGGAAGGGGCCGGCGACTTCCACCCGCCGGGCTACTGCCACTTCTCGGAATTCCACGACGAGCGCTTCTTCCAGCAGCTGACCTCCGAGCACGTCGCCGAGCGCGAGCACAAGGGCCGGATCGTCAAGGAATGGCGCGCGACCGGCCCCAACCATTACCACGACTGCCGGGTCTACAACATGGCGATGGCCGACCACCTGGGCCTCTCGCGCATGACCGACGGCCAGTGGGTCGAGCTGGCGAAGGCCCGCTCCGTCCCGCCGGAGAAGATCCAGGCGGACCTGTTCGCCCCGATGGGCGCGACGCCGCCCGCGGCCGAGCCGGCCCGCGCCGAGCCCGAAGTCGACGAATCGACGCCCACGCCGCGCCCCCCGTCGCGGCCCTGGGTCCCGAAATACCGGGGCTGGGGCAAGAGGTGCTGATGGCGATCGACACCGGGGACATCGACGTTCTGGACCGCGCCATCGCCTCGGGCGTGCTCAAGGTGCGCTACGCCGACGGCCGCGAGGTGACTTACCACTCGCTCGACGAACTCATCAAGGCCCGCGCGTTCGCCGCCGGCCGGCTGGCGGGCGCCGTCCCCGGCGGCCCGCCGAGCCGCTCCCGCAAACTCTCGTTCAGCAAGGATTAGGCGCATGTGGCTGGACGAACTGATCGCCTATTTCGACCCCAAGCGCGGCCTGCAGCGCCATGCCGCCCGCATGAAGATGGAGCTGATCCGGTCCTACGACGGGGCCAAGACGGGCCGCCGCACCGAGAACTGGCGGGCGGCGGGCAGCTCCGCCAACGCCGAGATCGCCTCCGCCGGCGGCAGGCTCCGCGAGCGCGCCAGCGACCTGGTGCGGAACAACCCCCACGGCAAGAAGGCCAAGCGCACGTTCCACGTCAACGTCGTCGGCGCCGGCATCACCCCGCGATCGAAGGCGAAATCGCCGCGACTGCAGAAGCAGATCACGGCCGCCTGGAAGGAACACTTCGAGTCGCTCCAGTGCGACGCGGACGGCCGCTTCGACTTCTACGGCGTCGAGAACCTGGTCGCCAAGACGATGTACGAGCGCGGCGAGGCGCTCGTGCGTTTCCGCGACCGCCGCCCCGGCGACGGCCTGGCCCTGCCGATGCAGCTGTAGGTGCTGGAGGGGGACTTCATCGATTCGTCCAAGAACCTGGAGCTGGCCGGCGGCCGCCGCATCGTCCAGGGGGTCGAGTTCGACGCGATCGGCCGTCGCGTCGCCTACTGGATGTGGACCCGACATCCCGGCGAGCGGATGTTCTCGACGGCCGCCCTGGCGAGCGTGCGCGTCCCCGCCGAGCAGGTCCTGCACGTCTACGACGTGGACCGGCCCGGGCAGGTGCGCGGCGTGACCGAGTTCGTCGCAACATTGATGAAGATGTACGACCTCGACAACTACGACGAGGCCGACCTCGTGCGCAAGCAGATGGAAGCCTGCATCGCCATGATCGTGACCCAGGCCGAGGGGGTCGAAGGCCCGACGATGGGCGACGTGAAGAGGAATCCGCAGACCGGGGCCGTGATCGAGGAGATGTCGCCGGGGATGGTGCCGTATCTCCGCCCCGGCGAGCAGGTCCAGTTCAACAACCCGCCCGCCAGCGGCAACTTTTCCGCCGACCTGGCGGCGCGGCTGCGCTCGATCGCCGCCGGCCTGGGCGTGACCTACGAGCAGCTCACCGGCGACCTCAGCCAGGTCAACTATTCCTCCCTGCGCCACGGGCTGCTGGAGTTTCGGGCCTGGGTGGAATACGTCCGCTGGCAGGTGCTGATCCCGCAGCTCTGCGGGCCCGTCTGGCGACGCTTCATCGACCGCGCCTACCTGGCCGGCCTGATCTCCGCCGTCGACTACTCGGTCGAATGGTCCTGCCCGCCGTTCCAGATGGTGGACCCGTACAAGGACGGCATGGCCGCCGAATTGGCCGTGCGCACCGGCGCGCTGACCTGGGCCCAGATGGTCGCCGAGCGGGGCTACGACCCGGACGATCAGCTGGACGAGATCGCCGCCTACAACAAGAAGATGGACGCCCGGGGCGTCGTCTCCGACGCCGACCCGCGCAAGACCGCCCGCAGCGGCGCGATGCAGGCCGACAAGACCGAGAAACCAGCCGCAGCCAAGGAGGGCCGCACCGATGCCGAATCCGAATCAGACGATTGACCTGCCCATGCAGCACATCGAGGCCCGCGTCCTGCGCGCCGAGGCGCGGGACGGGGCCGAGGCCCCGAGGAACCGCTTCAAGGTGGTGTTCACCACCGGCGCGAAGGTCCGCCGCTACGACTGGCGCAGCGGCAAGTCCTACGACGAGGAGCTGGAGACCGGCGGGAACGCCGTGCGCCTCTCCCGCCTGAACGCCGGCGCGAGCGTGCTCAACGCCCACAGCTCCCACGACCTCGACGACGTGATCGGGGCCGTCGTGCCGGGCACGGCCCGGATGCGCAACGGCGAGGGCGAGTGCGAGGTGATCATCGACGACGGCCCGGAGACGGCCGCGATCCTGCGCAAGATCGAGGCCGGCATCATCCGCCACGTCTCGATGGGGTACATCCCCCACGAGTACGAGAAGACCGTGCGCGACGACGGCCCCGACCAGTGGCGCGCGACCGACTGGGAGCCGTACGAAATCTCCTTCGTCCCCATCCCCGCCGACCCCGGCGCGGGCCGCCGCGCGGACGAACGGAGCGCCTACCCCTGCCGAATCATCAACCTTCCTTCCACGAAAGAGAGAGCCATGCCCCAAGCCACCGAGACCGCCAACACGCCCGAAGCGCAGCCCGCCGAAGGCGCCCCGACCCCGACCCGTGCCGCCCCGGCGGAGACCCCGCCGGCCGCCGTTTCGTCCCCGGCCCCGGCCGACCCCGCCGACGCCGTGAAGGCGGAGCGCCACCGCGCCGCCGAGATCGTCAAGATCGGCCGCGCCGCCGGCATGGCGCAGGCGGACGTGGACAAGCTGATCGCCGACGGCGCGACCGTCGACAAGGCCCGCGAACGCGCCCTGACGCTGCTGGCCGAGAAGTCCGACCGGCCCGGCGAGATTCGCTCCCACGTCATGCTCGGCGACCAGGAGCACGACAAATTCGTGCGCGGCGCGACCGACTGGATCGTCGCCAAGGCCGGCCAGCAGAAGCTGGTCGAGGATCACACCAAGGCCAAGGTCGAGCCGGGCGAGAGCCGCGGCCTCTCCCTCTTCGACCTCGCCCGCGACTGCGCGGAGCGGGCCGGGGTCAAGACCCGCGGCATGAACAAGATGGACGTCGCCGGCGCCGCGTTCAACCTGCGCGCGGCGGGATACCAGGGGACCAGCGACTTCCCCGTCATCCTGGAGACCGCGATGCACAAAATCCTGCTCGCGGCGTACGCGACCGCCCCCGACACCTGGCGCCGCTTCTGCGCCGTCGGCAGCGTCTCCGACTTCCGCGTCCACAACCGCTACCGCCTGGGCAGCTTCGGCAAGCTCGACAAGGTGAACGAGAACGGCGAGTTCAAGAACAAGCCGATCGGCGACGCGACCAAGCAGGGCATCAAGGCGGAGACCTTCGGCAACATCATCGCCCTGACCCGCCAGGCGATCATCAACGACGACATGGGCGCGTTCGACCGGCTGGCGTCCCAGCTCGGCCGCGCGGCGAAGCTGTCCATCGAGGCCGACGTCTACGCCCTGCTGGCGCTCAACTCCGGCCTGGGGCCGACCATGCCCGACGGCAACACGCTGTTCCACGCCAGCCGCGGCAACATCGGGACGGGCTCGGCGCTCGGCGTGGCCGGCCTCGACGCCGACCGCGTGCTCATGGCGTCGCAGAAGGACCAGTCGGGCAACGACTACCTCGACATCCGCCCGTCCGTGCTGGCGGTGCCGATCGGCCTCGGCGGCGCGGCCAAGATCCTGAACGGCGCGCAGTACGACCCGGACGTCACCAGCAAGTTCCAGGTGCCGAACAAGGTCGCCGGCCTGTTCAACGACGTGGTCGACACGCCGCGCCTGACCGGCACCCGCCGCTACCTGTTCGCCGACCCGTCGGTCGCGCCCGTGATCGAGGTGGCGTTCCTGGACGGCCAGCAGGAGCCGTACCTGGAGACGAAGGAAGGCTTCCGGGTCGACGGCACCGAGTGGAAGATCCGCCTCGACTACGGCGTCGGCGCGATCGACACGGTGGGCGCGCTCACCAACGCCGGCGCGTAAGCCCCGACGACGACGCAACGCAACATCGACATCGATAGGAGACACCGAACATGGCATCCACTTTCATCCAACCCGGCGAGACGATCACCCTCGCCGCCCCCTACGCGGTCGAATCGGGCGAGGGCCTGCTGGTCGGCTCGATCTTCGGCGTCGCCCAGGGCAAGGCCGGCAACGGCGCCGCGGTCGAGGCCTCGACGGTCGGCGTCTGGGACCTGAAGAAGGCCGCCTCGCAGGCCTGGACGGTCGGCGCGCTGGTCTACTGGGACAACTCCGCCAAGGCCTGCACCACCACGTCGAGCGGCAACAAGCTGATCGGCGCGGCCGTGCTGGCCGTGGGGAGCGGCGCGGGCGAGACGATCGGCCGCGTCCGCCTCAACGGCTCCTTCACGTCGTAGGCCGGGCCGCATGACCGCGTTCGCCGCCGCGCTCTCCGCGCTCTTCGCCGACCCCAACCTGGGCGTGGACGCGACGTTCACGCCCCACGCGGGCGGGCCGTCCGTCCCCCTGCGGGCGGTCCGCGTCGCGGAGCGCGTGGACGCGGGGTTCGCCCTGGGCCAGACCGGCGCGAGCGCCCCGGCCCTGCGGTTCGACGCGCCGCGCGCCGACCTGCCCGCCCGGCCGACGCGGGGCGACGTCCTGCACGTCGGCCTGGAGAGCTACAAGGTCACCAAGGCCGAGCCGGACGAGGAGAACCTCGCCTGGCGGCTCTACGTTGAGCGGGGGGCCTGATCGATGCCCGTCCCCGTCCGCGAGCAGATCCTCCAGAACCTCGTCGCCACGCTCGCCGGCCTGGCCGGCGTGCGCGTCGAGCGCGACCTGGAGGCGGAAGTCCAGGACTATCCGACGCTGAACGTGATCGAGGGGGACCAGTCCGCCGACTCGGGCACGCACGGGGCGACCGACTACCGCATGGCCGTGACGGTCGAAGGCTACGTCCAGACCCCCGGCCGCGACACGCTCGCCGCGGCGAACAACGACCTCTACGCCCGCGTCGTGCGGGCGCTGAACGACGACTACACGCTGGGCGGATTCGCCCAGGACGTGACCGAGACGGCCGCGGCGTTCGACGTGGACCGCGACGGCATGGAGACGCCGACGGCCTACTTCGCCGTCGAATTCGAGATCCGCTATTTCACCAGGCAGGGCGACCCGTACGCGGTCGGCCCGTCGTAACCCAGGAACCGGCAAAGGAGACGCCCATGACCGACCAGATCCCGCCCAACAAGACCCTCGCCGCCCCGCCGGCCGAGTGCAAGACGACCTTCACCGGCGAGGACCCGGAGGCGATCCACCCCGAGCACGACCCGCACCTGCAGGACCGGATGGTCCGGCGCGTCCCGTCCGCCGCGCCGCTGGGCCGCCCCAAGAAAACCACCGAACAGAAGGAGTAGTCGACCATGGCATTACGCACCAGAAACGCCGTCCTGCTGGCGAAGATCGAGTCCACCGAGGGCGTGGACGCCGCCCCCGCCGGCTCCACCGACGCGGTGAAGGTCGAGAACCTGCAGCTCGCCCCCAACACCCGCCTCGTCACCACCAACGAGCACACCGGCTCGCTCGACGGCAGCGCCCCGCTGGTCGGCGGCACGAACGTGCAGGTCAGCTTCCGCACCTACCTGAAGGGATCGGGCGCGGCCGCGACCCCGCCGGAGATCGGCAAGCTGTTCAAGGCCTCCGGCTGGGCCGAGCAGATCACCGCCGCCGCCGTCCCCGTCGCCCCCGAGGCGCTGGCCTCCGGCGCGAGCCCGTCCGCCGCGACGCTCGGCGCGTCCGCGTCCTCCACGGCGCAGGCCTATCGCGGCATGCCGGTCGCCTTCACCGGCGCGGTCCAGGGGAACAGCGTCGTCGCCGACTATTCCGCCGCCAAACTGGCGGGCCTGACCGACACGCTCGGCGGCAACCTGACCACCACCACGAGCTACCAGATCCCGGCCAACGTGCTGTACAGGCCCGCGTCGGTCTCGATCCCCAGCCTGACGCTGTACGCCTACCGCGACGGGCTGCTCTACAAGATGACCGGCTGCCGCGGCACCGGCGTGATCACCATGCCCTCCGGCGAGGCCCCGTACGTCGACTGGACGTTCACCGGCATGCTGGCCTCGAAGGAGGACGCGGCGGTGCCGGCGGCGGCGTTCGTCAACACCGTCGTGCCGGTCTACAAGAACTCGGCGTTCAAGGTCGACCGCCGCGCCGAGGCGATCCAGCAGTTCACGCTCGACATGGGCAACCAGATCGTCATGCCCGACAACCCCAACGCCAAGGAGGCCTTCGACTACGCGATCATCACGGCCCGCCAGACGGCCGGCTCGCTGAACCCGCAGGAGACGCTGATCGCCGACCGCGACTACTTCCTCGACTACCGCGACGGGGTGCGCCGGCAGGTCCACGCCCGCGTCGGCACGGGGGTCGGCAACCGGATCGCCGTGACCGTCCCGGCGGCGCAGTTCTCCGGCTACGCGCCGGGCGACCGCGACGGGCTGGACGTGGTCGAGCTGGGCTTCGTCGCCCCCGACGCCGACGCCGGCGCGTTCGTCTGCTTCTGGTAGGGGGTGAGCATGTTGCCGATATCGACCGACGAACTCGTCCCCCACGCCCTCCCCGCCGTATCCGGCGGGGGCGGGCGCACCGCCATGCTCGCGGTGCCGACGATCCGCACCCGCGCGAAGTACCACGCCGACCTGGCCCGCCACGGCCTGCGCAACCCCTCGGCCGCGGAGGTCCGCCAGGCCGTCCGGGCGGGGATCGCGGGAATCGTGGAGGAATCCCAGCGCGCCGAGCTGCTCGAAATCGTCGAGCAGGTGGAATCGATCGCGTCCGGCGCGCCCGATCAGCTGCTGCGCGACTACGACGCGTTGGTCCGCCAGCTCGCGCCCGAATGGCCGCCGCTGGGCGACCTGCTGGCGATGCAGGCGGAGTACGCCGAATTGCGCCTGCCGCTGGCCTGCAGGCGGTTCCTCAAGTCGCTCGAAGGCGTCGAGCTGCAATTCGGGCCCGACGGCGCGCTGACCGAGGCCGCGCTTGAGCGGCTCGGCTGGATGGACGCGTTCGCGCTGGGCCTGCGGATCATGGACCTGCTCTACCTGCCCGCGGACGCGGAAAAAAACTCCGAATCGCCGTCGCCGTCGCCCGGAACCCCGGCGAATTCGGCGGCGGCGGACGGCCCCCCGACGGGCTCGACGGCTGGGACGTCCTCGGCGACTGGTACGACGAAAACCCCCGGCTCCGCCTGACGGGCGGCGACTGGGAGACGCTCCGGCTGTGGCGCCTCGCCGCGCCGGGGATGGGCGCCGGGCACCTGCCCGAGGCGGGCGGGACGATGGACCAGGCGGCGATCATGATGGACGCCTTCGCGGCCATGACGGCCGCCGAGGCGGAATTGGAACGGAAGAAGAGGGAGGCGGAGCGGCATGTTCAGGGCGGCGATCGAAGGAAACCTTGAGGAGCACATGAAGCGCGAGCGGAACGACGGCGGCTGGGCGACCAAGTCCGCCGTGCGCGTCGCGTCCAACGGCCTGAAGCGCCAGATCCGCGCCCAGACCGTGAAGGCCGGGCTCGACCGCGACGCGAGGCCCGGCAAGAGCGTCTCCAAGACCTGGCAGTCGCAGGTCTACCCGGCCCGCCGCGTCGGCAGCTTCCGCGCCGCCTCCACCGTCTACAGCAAGTGGCCCAGGGCGATCGCCGCCTTCGAGGACGGCGCGATCATCTCCGGCCGCAACGGCGCCCGCTGGCTGGCCGTCCCGACCCCCGCCGTGGGCCGCAAGGGGAACCGCCGCCTCCGCCCCGGCGACTTCCGCGGCGCGCTCGATTTCGTCCCCACGCGCAAGCCGGGAGTGGCCCTGCTGGTCCTGCACTCGAAATGGGGCAAGTCGCAGGTGATGTTCCTCCTCTATCGCCAGGTGCATATCCGCAAGCGGCTCGAATTCGGCCGCCTGGCCGCGAACTGGGAGGCCCGCCTGCCCGAACTGATCGTCTCCGAGTGGGACAAGCGCGACCGCCGCAACGCGGCGGCGACGGAGTAGCGCATGGCCCAGAAGACCGTCAGCGTCCGCTTCACCACCAAGGACTCCGAGGTCGTCAAGCGCGCCCTCAACGACCTGGGGGCGCAGGGGCAGAAGGCGCTCCAGCGGCTGGAGGACGCGACGAACGGGCCGAGCAAGGGCCTGAAGGCGATCGACGCCGCCTCCCGCGCGGTGCAGGACCAGTTCCGGCAGATGGCCCGCCAGGCCGCCGGGGCGTTCGCCGTCCGCGAGGTGGTCCGCGCCGTGGACGGCTACGGCCTGCTGCAGGCCAAGATCAAGCTGACGACCGAGACCGCGGCCGAGTACGAGTTCGCGCAGAAACGCCTCTACGAGCTGGCGCAGCGCAACCGCAACAGCCTGGACGCCACCGTCACCCTCTACACCCGCCTGGCGACGTCCTCGCGCGAGCTGGGCCGGTCGCAGTCCGACATGCTGCAGGTCGTCGACACGCTCCAGAAGGCGATCCGCATCGGCGGCTCGACCAGCGTGGAGGCGGCGGCCGGCGTGATCCAGCTGTCGCAGGCCCTGGCCTCGGGCCGCCTGCAGGGGGACGAGTTCCGCTCCGTGATGGAGAACATGACCCGCGTCGCCCAGGCGATCGCCAAGGGGATGGGCGTGACCGTGGAGCAGCTGCGCGAGCTGTCCAAGCAAGGGAAGCTGACGTCGCAGCAGGTCGTGGACGCGCTGCTGTCGCAGGGCGAGGCGATCCGCAACGAGTTCGGCACGCTGCCCAAGACGGTCGCCGAGAGCTTCACGCAGCTGACGAATTCGCTGCAGCGCGCCGGCGGGGAGTTCGGCCCCCTGAACGCCCTGATCCGGGGCGCGGGCGTCTACCTGACCACGCTGGCCGAGCAGGTCGACTACCTCACCGGGGCGTATCAGCGGCTGTTCGGGCTGCTGCAGGGCTTCTCCGACCGCGACCTCGTGGCGCTGGTGGGGGAGAAGACGCTGGAGAGCAAGGAATTGGAACGCTTCATCGCCCAGGCCGAGGCGCAGGCCGCCTCCGGCCCGTACGGCGGTCCGGGCGCGGGCCCCGCGCGCGAGAAGCTCGATCAGGTCCGGGCGGAGATCGCGAAGGCGCAGGCCGAGCTGGACCGCAGGGCGGCCGCGTTCCGCAATTCGCTGGAAACTCCCCCCAAGCCCCCCGGCGGCGGGGGCGCGGGCGGGGACGGTTCCGGCGCGGGCGGCTCCGCCGCGGGCAAGGCGCGCACGCGGGATTACGAGGACTACCTGGACGCGCAGCAGCGCGAGCTGGACCAGGTGCGCCGGCTGGCGGACGCGCAGTCCCGCTCGGCGCAGGAATACGAGCGGGTGAAGGGGCTGATCGAGGCCGAGAACGAGGTCCTGCAGGTCAAGAACGCCCTCGCCCGCGGCGAGACCCGGCTGACGGAGGAGCAGGAGGCCCGGCTGATGGACCTGGCCCGGGCGCGGGCGGCCGAGCAGCGGGCGCTGGACGCCGCCGTGGAGTCGCAGCGCAGGGCCGAGCAGGAGCGCCGGCGGGCGATCGAGAAGGCCCGCGAGGACGCCGAGCGCCCCTTCATCCAGGCGGGCGAGCGCATCCAGGACGCGTTCGCCGACGCGTTCGAGAACATCTTCAGCGGCGGCGTCGACTCGTTCTCCGACCTGGGCGACGCGATCCGGAAGATCATGCTGCGCACGGCCGCGGAGGTCGCGGCGGCGATGGTGTTCCGCCCCGTGATCGGCGGCGTGCTGGGCGGGATCGTCCCCGGCCTCGGCGCCGTCGCGGGCGGCGGCGGGGGCGCGGGCGGCGGCTACCAGGCCCCGTCGAGTTCCGGCGTCGGCGCGATCGCCTCGAACCTCGGCGGCCTCTCCTCGGCCTACAACTTCCTCACCGGCGCCTCGGGCGCGAACCTGGGCGGCCTGTTCGCCAAGGCATCCATGTCCTCCGGCATCGGCAGCCCGACGACGGCGCAGCTGCTCGGCCAGTATTTCACCCCCGCCGCCGGCCTCGCCGGCTTCGGCGGCAACTACCTGGCGAACGCCCTGTTCGGCCAGCGCGGGATCGGCGCGACGGTCGGCGGGACGCTGGGCGGGATCGGCGGCACGGTCCTGGGCGGCCTGGCGGGCGCGGGCGCGTTCGGGACGACGCTGGGGACGCTGCTCGGCTCCTGGGGCGGCCCCGTCGGGGCGCTGGCCGGCTCGTTCCTGGGCAACGCCGTGGGCGGCCTGTTCGGCGGCGGCGGCGTGAAGCACCCCGCGGCCAGCTTCGAGGGCTACACCGACGCCTCCGGCGCGCTGGGCGGCCTCTCCTACCTCTCCAAGCACATGGGGACGGAGGGGGTCCAGTCGATGGCGGAGCAGGTCGGCGCGATGCTGCAACTCGTCTCCGCATTCTCGGGCGCGTCGCTCGCGGGCCGCCAGCTCATCGGCGTCCTCACCCAGTCCGGCGGCAGCCGCCTCTCCCTCGACGGGCGGGACTACGCGTTCGACCGGGGCGACGAAAGCTCCTACGCCGAGGCGCTGCGCCGCCTCTCCTACGACGCGGCGAAGTCGGCCGGCGTCCTGGACGGGCCGCTCGTCGACGCGCTGGAGGCCGTCCGCACCCAGGGCCGGACCGCCGCCGAGGTCATCCAGGCCGTGGCCGACCGGCTCGAATACGTGGCGGGCCTGCAGGCGTTCAAGGACCAGCTGAACCTCGACCCGAACCTGAGCACGGCCGACCCCGAGGCGATCTTCCGCTCGGTCCGCGACGCGGCCGCGTCGACCTACGACAAGGCCTTCCAGGGGGACGCGACGGCGCGGGCGCAGGTGCAGCAGGCCTCGACCGACTATTTGAACGCCGCGATCGGCTATTACGGCCGGGGCACGCCCGGCTACGACGAGGCCAACCGCACGGTCCAGGCCTACCTCGACCTGCTCATCGGCCTCGCGCCGCGGGGCTACGCCGACGGCGGCGTGGCGTCGGGCACCGTCCTCGTGGGCGAGCGCGGGCCCGAGCTGCTCACGCTGGGCCGCCCCTCGCGGGTCTACAGCAACGACGAGACGCGGCGCATGCTCCGGGCCGCCGGGGGCGACGACTCGCTGGCGCGGGAGTTCCGGGCGTATCGGAGCCAGTCCGCGTCCGAGACGACGCAATTGCGCGAGGGGCTGGCCGCCCTCGCCGCCGAATTCCGCACGATGGGCGCGCTGCTGCGCCGGGCGGCCTCCGCATGACGGCGCGCACCCTGTACCTGGTCGAGATGACCGCCTACGACCCCGCGATCGCGGGCGAGCGCGTCCTGCGGTTCGCCTCCGCGCCGGGCCACGTCACCCGCCCGTCCGAGTCCCCGGCGAACGAAGTCTACGAGCCCCGCCTGGTCGACCCGGGCAACTGGGCGCAATACCTGGTCGACGCGCTGGCGACCGAGGGGGCGAGCGGCTCCGGCGGCGGGGCCGTCGTGCTCAACAACGCCGACGGGGCGCTGGACGGCCTGCTGGAATACGGGTTCGACGGCCGGCCGATCGTCGTCCGCATGGGGACGGCGGGCGCGCCCCACCCGTCCGGGTTCCCGCCGATCCTCACCGGCGTGATGGAGCAGATCGAGCCGACCCTGACGACGATCGCCGTGGTCCTGCGCGACCGCCGGGCCGAGGTCGCCGACAAGCCCTTCCAGCCGCTCAAGTTCGCGGGCGACAACGTCCTGCCCAACGGCGTGGAAGGCGTGGCCGACGACCTGAAGGACAAGCCCAAGCCGCTGCTCCTGGGCAAGTGCCGCAACCTCCCCCCGCCGCTGGTGAACACGACCAAGCTCGCCTATCAGGTCAGCTCGGCGGAGATCCGGTCGATCGACGGCGTGTATGTCGGCGGCGCGGCCGTCGCCGCCGGGACGGCGCACGCCTCGCTGGCCGCCCTGCAGGCCGCGAGCCCGGCGGGTGGGCAATACGACTACTACCTCGGCGCCTCGGGCGACGGGGCCTACCTGCGGCTGGGGACGAGCCCCTCCGCCGTCGTCACCTGCGACGCGACCGAGGGGGCGACGGCCGCCGACCGCACCGCCGCGCAGCTGGCCCGCCGCGTGCTGGTCGCCGCCGGGGTCCCTTCCGGCGACGTGGATTCCGCCTCGGTCGCCGCGCTCGACCTCGCCAACCCGGCCGCGGTCGGCTTCTGGGGCGGCGAGGACGAATTGACGACGGGGCCGGTGCTCGACGCGATCCTGCGCAGCGTCGGCGGCTACTGGGCCGTCGACCCGCTGGGCCGGTTCCGGCTCGGCCGGCTGGAGGCCCCCTCGGGCTCGCCCCTCCTGACGATCGAGCGCCACGAGCTGGTCGCGACCGGCGGCGAGCCGGTGGAGCGCCTGTCGGCGCGGGGCGAGGGCCGGGGCCTGCCCGCGTTCCGCGTCACGGTCGGCTACCGCCGGAACTGGACCGTCATGGCGGACTCCGACGTGGTCGGCTCGGTCGGCCAGGACCGCCGCAACTTCCTGAAGCAGGAGCTGCGCACGACCGCGGCCGTCGACGCGACGGTGCAGGCCAAGCACCCGATGGCCGGCGAGAAGCAGGCGGCGACGCTGCTGGACGACGAGGCCGCCGCCGCCGCCGAGGCGGCGCGGCTGCTCGACCTGTACAAAGTCCGCCGCGACCTGCTGCAGGTCCGCCTGCCCGCCTCGCTCCTGAAGGGCGCGGGCGTGGCGCTCGGCTCCGTCGTCGCGCTCGACCTCGACCGCTTCGACTGGTCGGGCGGGAAATCGTTCCGCGTCGTGGGGATCGGCGGCGAGCTGGCCGCCGGCGCGATCACGCTGCAGCTCTGGGGGTGAAAGAATGGCCAACATCATGATGTGCTTCCCGAACTTCGCCGACCCGGACTATTTCGCCCCGGTCCTCTCCGGCGGGAACTGGCTGCCGGCCCTGCCGTTGGCCAACCTGCAGGACCCGCTGCTCTCGCGCGTGGCCCGCTCGGCCGACGCGACGAGGGCGAGCGCGCGGCTGCACGCCGACCTGATCGTCTCGCGCGACGTGCGGGCCGTCGTGATCCCCAAGCACAACCTCAGCCGCGCCGCCGCCGTCCGCACCCGGGCGAGCGACCGCCCGGCCTGGGGCGGCGCGACCCTGGCCGCGTCCGCGACGGCGGGGGCGACCAGCCTGACCGTCCAGCGCCCCGGCGGCTCGGCCATGATCCGCGCCGGGGACGCGTTCCGCCTGCCCGGCGACCCGACCCTCTACGCGTTCACCGGCTCGATCGGCCTGGGCGGCAACCGCCTGCGCGACAGCGAGGACCTCGCCGGCCCTTGGTGGTCCGCGCCCGTCGGCGCGGCCGTCGTCGCGAACCAGGCCGTCGCCCCCGACGGGACGAACACCGCCGACCTGCTGCGCGAGAATTCCGCCGGCGGGCCGCACTACCAGTGGAACCCCGCCGCCGACCTGCTGATCGCGCCCGGCGCGAAGGCCACGAGCAGCGTCTTCGTCCGGCCCCGCGGGAATCGCCACCTGCGGCTGGAGCACAACGACGGCGCCGACTCGGTGCGCGCCGACTTCGACCTGGCCGCCGGCGCCGTGGCCTCGACGTTCGCCACCGCCGGCGGGATCTTGCACGCGGCCGGGGTCGCGGCGCTGCCGGGCGGCTGGTTCCGCTGCTGGCTCACGGCGCAGATCCCCGCCTCGCCGGGCCTGGGGCCCGACTTCCGCCACCTGATCCTCTCGCCGTCGCTGGGCGTCACCTACCTGGGCGACGGCGCGAGCGGCCTCCTCCTCTGGGGCAAGCAGGTCGAGGCGGGCGCGGCCTCCGTCTACAAGCGCTCCGGGGCGGCGTCCGCGTCCGAGACGGCCTCCGGCTCGGTCGGGATCAGCCCGGCCCTGGCCGCGGACGCATCCTCGGGCGCGGCGCTCGCCTGCCTGAGCGGCGAATACGTCAGCACGGCCCCCGCCTACGACTCCGGCCGGGTCGAGCCGTTCCCGATCATCTACCCCTTCGGGTCGCTCCCCTGGGGGCATCCCTCGTTCTGGGACGGCCGCCTGGCGGAGGAGGAGCGGCGCGGCTACCCCCAGCCGATCCTGCACCTGGCCCCGACGACCGTGAACGCCCGCTACTGGCTGATCGAGGTCGACGACCAGGCCAATTCCGACGGGCATATCGACCTGGCGCGGCTCTTCATCGCCCGCGCCTGGCAGCCCTCGCGGAATTACGCCTACGGCGCGCAGCTCGGCTGGCGCGACGACTCGACCGAGCTGGCGAGCGACGGCGGGGCCGAATTCTACGCGGCCCGGCCGACCCGCCGGACCTACGCCTTCCGCGTCGAGTACCTGCCGCTGGACGAGGCGATGGTGAGCGGCTTCGAGATGCTCCGCAAGCTCGGCAAGGCCGGCCAGCTCTTCGTCCTGATCGACCCCGGCGACGACCGGCACGCGGCCCGGCGCTCGTTCCTCGCCACCATGACGAGCCCGCAGCCGATCGAGCACGCCGCCTACAACCTGCACAGCTTCACCGCCGAATTGAGAGAGGTCATCGCCTGATATGCCCATCATGTACCTGAACGGAATCCAGTACGACACCGACTTGCTGAACGGCTACGGCTACAACGAGATCGTGACCGCCGGGACGGGGGAGCAGCTCCCCCGCCTCTTCGCCATGATGGTCGACCTGCTCGCCGACGCGTCGCGGCTGCGCACGACCACCTCCGCCACGTCGAAGGACGCGGGCCTGTCGGGCCCGCAGGCCTGGGTGCTGGCCGCCGACGTCTCCTTCGCCGTCGGTTCGAGCGTGCGCGTGGCCCGGACGAGCGACCCGGCGAACGTCCACTACGACGGCGTGGTCGTCGCGTACGACCAAGGCACCCGGACGCTGACCTTGCTGGTCAGGGCGGCGGCGGGGTCGGCGACCGGCGTGACCGACTGGACGGTCTCCGTCTCCGGCGCGATCGGGCCGATCGGCCCGGCGGGCAACCGCAACCGACTGGTCAACGGCGCCATGGCGTTCGACCAGCGGAACGTCGGCAACGGCCTGGCCCTGACGAACTCCACCAAGTTCGCCGTCGACCGTTGGTTCGCGATCACGGCCGGCTCGGACATGACCTCGCGGCGCGTGGCGACCGGGGACCTGGACTTCCCGCACGCGGCCCGGCTGCAGCGCACCGTCGCCTCGCTGTCGGCCTCCACCGTCTATCTCGGCCAGGTCGTCGAGTCCGCCAACTGCCGGGACATGGCGGGCCAGCAGGTCACGCTCTCCTTCCACGCCAGCAAGGGCGCCGACTTCTCCGCCGCCGGCTCGGCCCTGACGGTCCAGCTCCTGTCGGGCACCGGGGCCGACCAGGGCGCCGCCTCGCTCAATTCGGGCTCGTGGACCGGGTTCAGCACGGCGGCGATCGACGCGACCGCCGTCCTGACGGGCACGCGCACCCGCTACAGCTTCACCGGGACGATCCCGGCCGGGGCGCAGGAGCTGGCGGTGCGGTTCAACTGGACCCCCGTGGGCACGGCCGGCGCGGCCGACTGCTGCGACGTGACCGGCGTCCAGCTGGAGATCGGCGCGGCCCCCACCCCCTACGAGCGCCGCCACCCGGCGACCGAGCTGGCGCTCTGCCAGCGCTACTTCGAGAAGTCCTTCCCGGTGGAGGTGCTGCCGGCGAGCGGCGGCGGCTCCCACGCGGGCGGCATGATCGCCTCGCAGGTCGTCGGGGCCTCCGCCGACCAGCAGCTGGGGACGGTGCATTTCCGGGTCGCCAAGCGCGCGGCCCCGACCGTCGCGCTCATGAACCCGATCAACGCCAACGCCCAGGTCCGCAACCTCACCGCCACGCTCGACTGCAGCGCCGCCGCGTACATCGCCGGCGAGGGCTCGTTCAACGTCGGCCTGGTCACGCCCGCGGGCAGCTCCGCCGGGCAGACCCTGGCGGTGCACTGGGCGGCGGACGCCGAGCTGACCTGACCCGACCCGACGGGACACGAAACAAACACACACACGCAAGAAGGAGAAACGCCATGAAGAACGCCATCCAGAACGGGAACACGATCACCCTCCCCGCGCCCTACCCGCTCGCCGCCGGCGACGGGCTGCAGGTCGGGGCCCTCTTCGGCGTCGCCAGGGGGGCGGCGCAAAGCGGGGCCGAGGTGGAGGCGGGCATGGTCGGCGTCTACGGCCTCCCCAAGGTCGCGTCGGAGGCCTGGGCCGCGGGCGACCGGATCTACTGGGCCGACGGGGCCAAGAAATGCACGCTCGCGTCGAGCGGCAACGCCCTGATCGGCGTCGCGGTCGCCGCCGCCGCCAACCCCAGCGCCGCGGGCCTGGTGCGGCTCAACGGGACCGCCGGGGCGCAGGCCGCCGCCATGATCGCCGCCGGCAACCGCAACATGGTGCCGTACAGCTACGCCAACACCGGCAACACGAACAACGTCAAGAACAACCGCGTCATGTTCCGCGCGCCGCTTCTCTACGCGGCGAAGGACCTGCTGCTGACCTACGTCAACTGGTACGCCAACCCGCTGGGCGGCGAGAGCACCACGAACCTGCTCCAGTTCAACCTCCGCGCGGCGGTGGAATACCCGCTGGGGACGATGCACCAGGTCACCTTCGGCGGGCAGGTCACGCGGCTGATGGACCTGGGCGACACGGTGGAGTCCGACCCGGTGCCGGTGACGATCACGCCGGGGGAGACCTTCTACGTCCGCACCTGGCGCGAGCACCTGGGGGTCTCCGCCGCCTACAACGAGCTGGTGAACCAGATCGTCACGCCAGGCCACAACGAGGCGGCGATGAGCGGCACCAACAATGCCGACGACCGGACCATGAGCGGCACCATCACCGCCGTGGCCTCGCTGAACCAGGTCTACGGGCCGATGCTCGTGCGCGGGGCCGCGACGGCGGCGGGGGCGAACGTGCTGATCCTCTCCGACTCGATCGGCCGCGGCTCCGGCGACAAGACCGGCACGACCGGCCAGGGCGACTACCTGAACGGCACCAGCCCGACCGCGCCGTATATCAACATCGGCAACGTCGGCTGGATCGAGAGCGGCATCGGCGGCCGCAACGCGCTGCTCAGCCTGGCCGTCCCCTCCAAGATCGCCGCCGCCTACACCGAGGCGCTCGCGCCCAAACAGTTCGCGATCGTGGACAAGGCCCCGCCGACGCACGTCTTCATCTGCATCGGCACCAACGACCTCGCCGCCGCCGCCTCGGCCGCCACGGTCAAGACGCGCATCGAGAACATCATCGCCCTGGCCAAGGCCCGATGGAACGACCCCGTCTGCATCGTCGCCACGATCTTCCCGGTGACGAATTCCACCGACTCCTGGGCGACCACCGCCAACCAGACGTTCACCGGCACGCCTCCGGGCGCCGGCACGCCGCCGCACTGGGCGAACTACACCGACGACACCGGGACATCGGGCCGCAGCTGGCTCAACGACCTGATCCGCGCGGTCGCCCTCGTCGGCCAGGACGGGTACGTGGACGGGTCGATCCAGGTGGAGGACGCGTCCGACGAGCGCAAGTGGCGCGTCGACCTGGGGGCCCCGACGATCGACGCCTTCCACCCGCAGCCGGCCCTGCACCGGCAGGCCGCGACCGCGATCGACGCCGCGGCGCTGTTCGGCTGAGCAACTTTTGATTGAAACCTTACGAGATGCGGTATAGCGTTGCGTAAAGAATCCATATGTATTGGAGCGACGACATGGCGGGGGACGAGCGGCGGGGCGACAAGTGGACCTTCGACAAGCGGATACCGATCATCCCCGCGGTCCTGCTCATCGCCCAGGCGATCGGCTTCGTCGTCTACGCGGCGAAGCTGGAGGGGCGGGTGGTCACGCTGGAGGAGAAGTCGCTGAAGAACGAGCCGCTGATCGAGAAGGTCGTGCGGCTGGACGAGAAGGTCGTGGGCCTCGAAAAACAGGGGGACCGCATCCTGCAGAAACTGGACAAAGTCATCGAGAAAGGACACTGACATGGTTAAGAAGACCGAGAAGACGAACGCGAAGGCCGAGATGAAGCTGAGCCCCGCGGGCCTGGAATTCCTCAAGGCCCGCGAGGGCCTGGAGCTGCACGTCTACCGCGACGCGGCCGGGCACAAGACGGTCGGCTACGGGCACAAGCTCCGCGCCGGCGAGGCCTTCGCCGAGATCACCTAGGACGAGGCCGACGAGCTGCTGCGCATCGACGCGGAGGAATTCGAGGCGGGCGTGGACGAGCTGGTCCAGGTCCCGCTGGCGCAGCATCAGTTCGACGCGCTGGTGAGCTTCGCCTACAACCTCGGCCTGAAGAACCTGGGCGGCTCGACCCTGCTGCAGCGGCTGAACGAGGGCGATTTCGAGGCCGCCGCCGACGAGTTCGAGAAGTGGTGCAACATCACCACGCCCGACGGCCGCAAGGTGCCGCTGCGCGGCCTGAAGCACCGCCGGGCGCTCGAAGCGGACCTCTTCGAGAACGTTGTGTACGCGTGATGCGGTGGGGCGACCTGATCCGCGACCCGAAGGACGGCACGGCCTCGTCGACGAAGCTGTGGACCAACATCGGGTTCGCCGTGCTCAGCGTCGCCTTCCTGCGCCACGCCTGGCTCCACCCGCTCACGTTCGACCTGGTGATGGCCTACGGGGCGATCGTGTGCGCCAACAACATCGGCGTGAAGTGGATCGCGGGGAAGTACGGCCATGACGCCGACGCCCGGTAGCTGGAAGGCCGCCGCCGCGGCCGGGCTGTTCGCCGCCGGGCTGGCGCTCGGCTGGCACGCCAAGGGGGTCAGCGTCCAGGCTGCGCAGGCGAAAGCCCTCCGGGCCCGGATCGCCCATTCGGCCGAACTCGACCAGGCCGCCCTGGAGCGGTCCACGAAACTGGAATTCGACGTCGCCGCCCTCCGGGAGTCCCGCCGGGCCGCCGTCGTCGCGAGGGAGAAGGAAATTGCGAAGCCCGTTTATTCTGCTTGCCCCGTGCCTGCTGACGGCCTGCGGCTCCTCAACGATCGAGTCGCCGCCGCGCCTCCCGCCCGCTAACATGACCGCGCCGTGCCCGGCCCTGAAGCCGCTGGCCGACGGGGCGGACATGGGCGGCCTGCTGCGGTTCGCGACGGACCTGGTGGACGACTACCACGAATGCGCGGCGCGGCACCGGGCGCTGGCCGGCTGGAGTTCGCGGTATGACGCCGAATGACCTTCGCGACCGACTTCGCCCTCTCCCCGGCCCGCCGCGATGCCTCGCCTGGGGAGGTTGAGGCCGCAGCCACGCCGGATCAAGCTGCCAAGACGGTTCCCGCTTCGCGGACCCTCCGTCTTTCGCTTGACCGTCGCGGCGCCGGCGGCCTCGGCCGCTCCCCGCAAGGCCCGGCGGTCGGGCCGCAACAGTAAAAGGACGTCCATCATGCAGAACATCCGCGACCTCAAAGACCTGGCCATCGCAATCATCGAATCCGCGGGGGCCGCCGCCGAAGACGTCGATCCCGGAACGACGCTCCGTCGCCTTCATTCGCTGGCGGACGCCGCCCGGAAAGTCCTGGCGAACCCCGCGGGCGATTCCGATCGGACGCGATCCACCCTCGAACACGTCCGGGCGACGCTCAAGCTGCGGCACATCGACGAAGCGACCGACGACGAGGTGGACGAGGCCCTGCAGATGGCCGACGAGGCGCTCGCGAGGGCGTGTGCATAGCGCCCTCCTCCGTCATGGCGATTGCCGCGAGGTGCTGCCGACGCTCGACGCCGGCAGCGTCGCCCTGGCCGTCACGAGCCCGCCGTACAACTGCGGGAAGGACTACGGCGACGGCGGCGACTCGCTGCCGTGGGACGACTACTGGTCCTTCACGCGCGAATGGCTCGCGCTCCTGCTCCCCGCCCTCGTGGACGGCGGCAGGCTGGCGGTCAACCTGCCCTGGTGGATGGGCAAGAAACCGCGCCGCGACGTCCCTTACGCCTTCAAGGCCGCCGCCCTGGAAGCGGGATACCTCTTCCTCGACAAGATCATCTGGATCAAAGGGGGCGAGGAGAACCTCCACGTCTCCGGCGGATTCGGCGGGGGCGGGTGCGGATGGGGGACCTACATGTCGCCCAGCGGCCCGGTCATCCGCTGCGCCAGCGAGCCGATCCTGGTCTTCAGCAAGGGCGGCCGCGGGCGGAAGATCACGAGCGGGGAGGGCCGAGGCGCCTGCGTCCGCGGCGACATGACGAAGGAGGAGTTCCACGCCTGGACGATGGACGCTTGGTTCGTCCGGGGCTCCGCCGACAAGTCCCACCCGGCCACCTTCCCGGTGGAGATACCGAAGCGGCTGGTAAAGCTCTACACCTTCCCCGGGGAACGGGTGATCGACCCTTTCATGGGCGTCGGCGCGACCGGGTTGGCCTGCGCCGCCGCCGGCCGGGCCTTCATCGGCGTGGAGCGCGATCGAGGATTTTTCGACGAAGCCTCGCGCCGGATCGAAGACGCGGGGAGGCAGGGCAGCCTGTTCGGCGCCGCATGAAGCCAGCCTTGGCTCCGGCACTCCGGGGCTTTTTTATGCGCAACATCATGCCGGCGGAATCGGCGCGGAGTGGCCGCGTTCCTGGCAGACGAGGCAGTTGCACGTGCGCATGGGCACGTAATGCCTCAAGCCGTGGAGCCGCCCGTAGGTGTCCCGGTCGAATCGCTGGAATATCTTCTGGAACTGGCGCTCTTCGTGGGTCCCTTCCCGGACGGCCTTGTCGAAGTAGCGCCTGACGACGTACGCGGCGACGTCCACGATCTGCAGGCCGCCCACCTTCGCGCTGGAGGCGAAGAAGGGGACGTCGATCACGTGGGTCATCTTCCCGAAAGGGTGGCCGTCCGTCCTGAATCTCTTGAACAGCTGCTCGATCGTCGTCTCGGTCGACTCGTCCTGGTCGAGGATGAGGAGGCCGTAGTCGATCGACCGACGCGGGCTCCTCTGGAGCTTCCAGTTGTCCTTCTTCTGCAGGAACGTGTCGAAGCGCGACACGACCTGCGTGAAGGACTCCCTCACCGCATCCGCCCGGCCTTCGACGACCGCCGGATGGGCCTTGCACACGCCCTCGCCGAAGAGGCGGATGTTCTCATGACCGGCGATCAGGTCGACGGCGTCTTCCAGCAGCTGCGAGCGTTCCCGCCGGGATAGGTGGATGAAAGGTTCCGTCCCCGCGTAGCGCAATCGTCGCTCGCGCCGCGCCTCGCGGTCGGTCTCCGCCTCCAGCTTCTGCCTCCGGATGTCCAGGGTCCTGGAGCGCCGCTCGGCGTGGCTGAGGGAATCGAAATCGGGGATCTGCCGCTGTTCCTCGTACGTGACGGCGAATTGCTTGACGTGCAATTCGAACCGATCTAGGTCGTCCGAGGGGAAGCAGTAGCGCCGTTTGAGCGTTTGGAGCCGCTCGTCGAGCCCGAACCACGCCGATTCCGGCATGCACAGCCCGACCAGCACGTAATGCTTGGTGGACACGTCCTGCGGTAGGGGAGTGCCCGAAGCATCCAGGTATAGTAGATACATGGATAAAAAAATGGAGGCCCGGGAGGGGTGTTACCCCATTGTGCCGAAGCACCCCCAGGCCTTAGGAGAGCGACCGATCGCACGGTTTGACCCGAGCTGCGGACGGCGGTTTAACCGCCCGCTCGGCCCTCTGGAGGGAATGATACCTCAAAGGGCCCGTCAGTCAACGTCGCCAAAGTCCAGCCCGGCCAGCACTTACAGCTCTGGGAACTACAGGATTTCACACGACCCTGCAAGATACCCCTGGAGTTATCAGGATTGTTACAGGATAATCTAGGAGTCCGCTCGTCGTCCAGTGACGCAACCCGTGATCCCGAAAATTTTTGCAAAAATTTGGCCCACAAGGCGACTTCCTGGTGAGCACCGAAACGCGGATGAAAACGATCGACCTGGGTGCGGGCGTGGTCGCCTCTTCGCCCAACGACTTGGCGGCCGTCATCCTGGCCGCGAGCGACAAGCAGACGGCGGAGAAGTCGATCGAGGACGCGGAAGGACGCGCCGACTTCCTGATCAGCACCGACGCGCTCAATTATTGGCGCGTCGCCTGGCGTTGCTCGGCGGAGTGGGACATGAAGGCGCTGGACGTGGCGCTGGCGGCGGAGATCAGGGCCGCGGTCTGCGCCTCGCGGGGCTACGACGAAGACGACTTCGACTCGGCGATCCAGGCGACGCGAGGCCGCGCCCGTCTGCCCTTCGGCTGGTCGGCCCTGGACCTGGCTTGGAGGCTCTCGCAGAACGAGCCCATCCGTCTGCTCGACCCGCAGCTTGCGGGGAAGCGGGTCCCGACCGCGATCGCGGGCGTCGCCCGGCAGCTCCAGATCCTGCAGGGGGCGGAGCCGATCCTGCTGCCCATCGACCAGCTCCGGGGCATGCTGGAGCAGCGGAAGATCGTCGTCTCCGGGGCCGTGCAGCGGCTGGCGGAGGCCGGCCTTCTGGAGTACGCGGACAAGTCCTATCACACCGGCAAGGCCCGAGAATTCCGCTTCGTCGGGGTCGAGGGAGAGCATTACGCCGCCGTGGGCGAGGGCGGACGATAG